TTTGAGTTAAAAACAACATCCATTTCATATAAAGAAGTTGGTGCTCCAGTTTATTTTAGTGCTGGTGCTTTTAATTTTGGTGGAATAATTAATAATTTTACTGCTAATCAGAGTAGTGGAGGAGAAACATATACTGTTAATGTTGTTGATCCTAGACAATTACTAGGTAATGTTGTTGTGATTACAGATACATATTTAGGAAATCCACAAAGAGGTCCTAATTATATAAATATTTATAACTATTACGAAAATCAAGTATTACAAGGAAACTGTAGTGTTTTTGGTAGTTCAATGTCTGGTGAAAGAGGGATGCCATATCAAATGGCAATTAATGGTCTTATAGCTATGGATGCTACTAATCCAATATTTATATCTTCTCCAACCGGATATAATTTTAGAGTATCTTTTGCTACTTTTCCCCAAGGATTTCCAGAATACTACAGAATATCTGGAACATCTATAACATTGTTACAAATGCTACAAGATATGTGTGATGTTGCGGGATATGAGTTTTATGTTAATTTAGTATATTTTGAAGGATATAATTATATAACTATAGGATTAATTGATTTAAAAATTCCAGTAACTAGTTTTGAATCATTATTAGGAGCATATGATGGATATGCTACTGAAATTTCTTATGGACAAGAATTAAGAAACGATATTACAAAAAGCGTATTATTTGGTGAAAAAGTACATTACTTTAGTGTTGCTGATAAATTTTTACCTTATTTTGGAGAAGACTTATATGGTACAGAGTATATTTCTGTTGTACCGTATGAGTTTGATGATTGTGGATTTTATATTAATAAAAAAATTGATACTCTTAATAGTATGTTAGATGATCCTTTTAATAGTAATGGTCCATTTAGTATTAGTGAACTAGATATTAGAGCCGCTATGAGTGAATTTGATTTGTGGATAGCTAGGGTATCAACTCCAGATTTAGATGGAGGGCTTAATGCTGCTATTAGAAATAAATTTCCTGAAATAGTAGATGATGGCCCGGCTGGTATTAGGACAGAAATATTAAAGTTTATTAGAGAAGTAGATAACCAACCAATGTCCGATATTACTAATCCTAGACAAGCCTTTGTTAAACAAGCCAAGTCTGATGTTTTTTCTCAATTAAACATTATATGGAATTGGTTAAATCAACTTGGTTCTACTTATTATGGTAAACAATTTATATCTCCTCTTAATCAAACTATCTGTTATTATCAATCAAATAATGAGGCTTTTGCTGAAAAAGTTTTTTCAGATATTCCTACCAATGAGGGGGCATGGGTAGATGATGGAGTTCCAGTTTTGGGATTATATGATCCTGAATTGAGTGCTTTTAGAGAAAATGATAGCAGAGTCGGATGTTTTGCATTATTTAATGATTCTGGTATTAATACTTCTAGTACTCCTCCTATTGGCGTGAATCCCGGCACCGATCCTTTTAACCCGTAGCTTAATTATAGGGAATTTTTATGGCTGGAATTGTTTGTGGAAAAATTGATACTAGCAAAATGAATCAGGATGATGTTATAACTAATGGTAATAACATATGGGTAAAAGCAGAAGTTGAAGAAAACATAAAAATTATACCAACTGGAAATGGTACTAGAACACCATATGTTCTTATTAAATTTAGTGATAGTCTTGGAATAAGATTATGTGGTGATGAACTTGCAACCAAAGAAGCCTTACTATTTTTACAAACTATTCTACAAATAAATAATAATGCTGGTAAGCAACCTGTAAATCATAATAATGCAAATAATCTTAAAGCCAAAAATTTCTGTCATGCATCACAAAATCTAGGTGCAAAGTCTGCTGCTCCTGTAGATTCATCAGCCATACATAAATATGGTTTTAAACCAGCAGCTCTTATACCAACAGCGGTTGCTATTCCTATGAAAAGCAACATATTAACGTATGGGCCGTGGGCCTCTCCTAATTTTTATTCTAGCGCTGGAGGAACATCTGTAGAAACAGATCCAAGTCTTTGTCCCTGGGTTTTTGGATCTATAGAATCTATGAATGCTGCTGGAAGATCATTAGTATCAAATAAAGCAATAGGATTAATAAAAGCAGAAAGTGGGGGTTTAACTATTCCTGGCCTTCCTGACATATCAACTCTTGGTAGTTTGTTGGGTGGTGCTGGCCCCAGTTTGTCTAGTATTAATTTTTCGTATGGCGGTAATGGTATTTCTACAAATTATGTATTTAAAACATTTTCTCCAAAATTTGGTTCATTAAATAAACAGTATATAGAAAAATTTAAAGAAATAGCTAAAAATAGACAAGAACAAATTAGATTTATACGAAATATACAGATTACTCAAAATAAAATAAGTAGCAAGATCAAAAAAAATGCAGCTCTAAATAAACCAGAGCCTAAGAATAATAGAGGGGGTCCCTCTTTGCAAAGAATAATGGTTGGAGAAGTATATGATTGGGGAAATGGTTCTAGTGATACAACAATGAATGTGGGAAGAACTGTTGTTGGGATAAGCACATTAGATAAAAGTTCCACAGAAATGTTAGATGCTTATGAGTCTAAAGCATATATGAGTTTGGATGGTTTATTTGGGCCATTATCATTAAAGGGAGATGGTGGTTTACCAAGATATATTTTTCCATTGTTAGAAAATGATACTTCAAATACTTCTCATAAATCATCTCCGTGGTCTCCTCAACCACCTTTTGATAGTAAGGGAGTGTGTGAGACTACTAGTATACAATATGATACTTATAATTTAAATTTAACACAAAAATATTTTAATCCATTAGCTAATAATATTTCAAATGGTACTCAACAACAACCACCCGAACATCATCATGATGGACCTGGGGATGGTCACGTTATTGATCTTGTTGGGCGAAATAATGAGGTTCCAGAAAATGGGCTAATTACTAATTTTTATGATAAAAACGACAATAATAATAGATATTCCGAAGATTATAGATTTTTAGGACTCAGAGGACCACTAGTATTACATAGCTGGGGATATGATCTTGATGGTAAACCAGTCCCAAATGAAATAGATAGTGAAGAATCTACTAAAAATGGAGAATTTAAATCAGAAGGTCTTAAAGATAGATTTTTAAAAGACTGGTTAAGTAAACCAACCTCGTGGCCAGCAGCTCCTATTGACTTGAGATTTGATAGAGAAAGAGGTTTATGGGTTAGTCCTCAACAATATAAAATAGTAGTAGCTAAAATTACCAAAAGAGTTAATCCGTTTAGTGAGGGATATGGCGTTTTAATTAATTATGGTAAAAAAATATTCGATAAAGATGGTAATGAGATAGTTAATAAAGATGTAAGCTGCAAAGGATCTGATGATTGTGAAAGATCATGGGTACTAACAAAAGTAGAAGATTATACTAAATGGTATTGTTGTACTGCTGGCGTTGATGAAAATAACCAAATGACATTTCAAGCTACAAGAGCTGATGACCCTGTTTTTTGTGGGACTAATCACCCAGATGTTAAAGGACCATATGATAGTGCTGATCAAGCTGAATGTCCGGAGTCTGAGGAGGATCTCTTAAAAAAGGGTTATGAAAAAATTGATGTAGTTATTGGAGTTTCTCTTACTGGGGAGGGTTTGATTATTGCTAAATCTGGAGTATATATTAAAAAACCAGTTGCTGCAAATCAAAGTACAATACCAGTTTTAGATTGTCAACCAACACCTACTCCCACGGGTACTCCAACACCAACCGTAACGGCTACGCCAACATATACTCCTACGCCATCTTATACCCAAACACAAACTCCTACTATAACACCAACGTCCACTCAGCCAACTCCAACTCCAACTCCAACACCAGCAGGTTCTGAAACAACAAATACATATCCATTTATTAAGATTGTTGATAGAATTGGTAAATCTCATGATCTTGATACTTTAGTATATGCCTACTACGACACTACCACATCAACATATATAGTATTAGAGTCAATGGATAAATCTGTTACTACACCCACTATCTATGGATCATATGACTGGGAAAATAAAACTATTACAGTAGAATTATATAGTGGTCAACAAGTAATTGATTATGGTATAACTACTGGTAGTGTTGTGGCAGTTGCTAACAGTATTCCAGTACCAGTTCCGTCTGGAAGAAAAGTAGCAGTTGAGGGTGGTGGTACAGTACTTAAGGCCACAGCTATACTACAAGAATGTCCAACTAATTACTAAGGATTTTTATAATGGGATGTCCAACACCAACACCAACAAGAACTCCACAATCAACACCAACAGGTACTGGACCATCATGGAGTTTTTGGCTAACTCCTCAGTATGGAACTACCAATACTCCATTACCAACATTAACACCATCAGTTAGTTTATCTCCAACAAATACTCCATCAAGAACGTCTACTAAAACACCAACAGCTACTATAACAACAACTCGCACGAGCACACCAACTCGTACAGGAACACCAACACCAACAGCAACTCCAACAATAACAACAACAAGAACTAGTACTTCAACAACAACAAGAACTAATACTAGAACGCCAACACCAACAAGAACATCTACTAGAACATCAACTCCCACAAAAACAGTTAGCGTAACACCAAGCGTTACTCGTAGTGCTGATCCTCCAAATCAAACTAAAACACGCACACCAACAAAATCGCCGCCCATCAGCCCAACACCAACTCAGACCAGAACACCAACCAGAACATCAACTAACACCCCAACAAGAACAAGAACAGGCACTCCATCACCCACAGTAACACGCACCAGTACTGGAACTCCAACCCCCACCAGAACTAGCACTAGAACACAAACACCAACAAGAACACCAACAAAAACAGGAACATCTACCGTAACTCAGACGCCAACAAAAACTCCTACACAATCTGAAACTGCCTGTCCTACTAAAACGCCAACTCAGACTAGAACATCAACCAACACCCCAACAAGAACAAGAACACCATCGAAATCATCCACATAGTAAATGTTTGGATCTCATACAACAATTTTCTTTTTAGATAACCAAGCTATATTTAATAATAAATCTTGATGAAATGTTTGTAAGCCACAACCAGAGACTGATTGCTCAATATCATTATCATTAATTTCCATCCAATCCCATATCTTATTTTTCATATATTTTTCAAAATATTCAATATCAGGCGAGTAGTCATGAGCCATAATAATATCATTATTTTTTAATAGCGGCGCTATCATATTGTACTCACACTTTTTACAACCACCATCACATAATACTATTGTAATTCCATCTTGTTGAATAAAATCAGATATTTCTCTTTTGCAGTTCTCATTATTAAAATCATTATATTCACTATTAAAGAGATTTTTAGTCACAACAGTAACATTTCTATCTGCTACTAATGGTTTTAAAAACTCTTGATCATTAATATCATAAGTTCTTATATTGGTATTTTTTAAATCTATATCATCTAAAATATCTCTTAACATTAGTGTTAACCCACCATGCATAGTGCCTATTTCTAATATTTGACTAGGTTTAACAGATGAGAGGAATGTTGTAAATACTTTCTCAGCATCCGGGTGCTGCGCCATAAACAAGCATTTGTATGCGAAACCACCTTCAACCATTTAAAGCCTCCATATTTATTTTAGATAATACATATTCTATATTATTGTCCATTGTACAATGTTGTTCAAACCAATTTCTTGCATTGTGTGATATATAGTCTAAATATTCATTATTGTTTTTTAATTTATTCCACCAATATAATAAATGTTCTTGAAAATCTTTATATGATAAGAATGTGGGATTATGATCATCGCTATAATCGCACATACCATAAAAACACATATAATGATAGTTTGGTAATAGTGGATCAGGATAGTTTGTTGTTAGTAGTGGGCGAAATACTGGTGTTCCAACAGCAAAACTCTCTATGTCTCTATGACATATATTAGTTCCACCGGGCAAGCTTAGAGACGCTTTATATCCACTTAGTTCTTTTACAAATTGATTATAGTTTAAATTATTTGTATCTGTATTTTTATCAATTATAACAATATCCTCAGCATCTGCAATATTGTTTAACATCAATTTTCTACTATCCCATAAATATCCTCTAAAGAATAAACTAGGATCAAGTTGCCTGTTTGATCTATTACTGAATAGATCTTTTAATTCATTATATAAACAATCATAACATGGTATATAAAAAAACTGCTGATAAGTTTTATGAATATGGTTGGGAAAAACATAGTCTTTATTATAAGATATAAATGATTTATAAGCATAAAAATCTAAAAAATCAAAAGATCCAGCATAAAAAAATTGAACCATATTATCAGGATCCCAACCCAACACCTTATTAAAATGATATTTCCAATTATCAAATAAGGATACTAGAATATATTTATTGTTAGACGGATTTAGAATAGATAAATGCATACAGCTACATAATGCCCCATATCCCATAGACTCATATTGTTTACATTCATCAATATCAAAAACAATATCCGGATATAAGATTTTTAGTTTATCAAATAATTTAATAAAAAAAGATGTAGCATAGTATTTGCATGTATCGTCTCCCAAATTTCTAAATGTGTGTCTTATGGTCAAATTATTCATAATATTGGTTGTAAAATACCATCCCCCATATCTCTTGCTACTATCAGTTTTTCGTACCCTTTTGCTACATATTGATCAACAATATTTTGCGCCCAAGTACTATCGTAACCATCACAAAAATAATTGTTTTCAAATTCTATGAGAGGTTTTTGTTTAAATAGATCAATTACAGTTACGAGGTCAGATAAAATTTGATAATCAAAATTTTCAGTATCAATTTTAATAAAACACGGCTTATTATATAGGTAGTTATTATTATTTAAGAACTGAGATATTGGTAAGCTTTCTACCGTTCTATTTGTGGGACTATTGGTGATCTTGGAAAGACCAAAATTTAATGTTTCACAATTATTATCTATTTGATAGTCCATAGAAGATTCATCAAAATATACCATTTTATTATCGAGACCAATAGCATTATGATAAATTTTGATACTATCTTTATTATTATATTTTTCTATTAAATAATGATATAATCCATGATTGGCTTCAAACATATATGTTTGCTGTATGGATATTTTTTTAGATAACAAATCATATACTTTACCAACATTAGCACCAATATCAATAAAATATATTGGTGTTTGGTCACCATAATAGTTTATAATTTTAATATAGATTTGTTCTACTAAATTGACCACATGCTGTTCACAAAATACATTATCCCAAGATTTAATATATTCATTAATATTATTAATCATAAAAATTAATTTAAGTGTATTTATTCAATAAGGAGATTTTATAAAAAATGAAAATTTTAATTATAACAGTTTGTGTTAATTATATAGATTACTTATCGTTTTGTTTTGAAAAAAATAAAGAATTATTTAAAAATCATTACTATTATATAATAACAGACTCAAAAGATGTGGCAACTAAAAATTTTTGTCAAGATAATAATATAAAATATTTTATTACTGATGAATTTTATCATGAGAATAAGCCGTTTAATAAAGCAAGGGCTATTAATACATTATTTAGAAAAGATATTATACAAACTGATAAGCAAGATTTTGAATATATTCTTTTATTGGATGCCGATTGTATTATAGATAACGTGAAAGACAGCAGGGGGAATAGCCCGTTAGAGAGCTTTATAAATATGAATGATAAAGATAAAAATATCAATTGTTTATATGGTTGTGGTAGAAGAATTTATAATAATATGAGTGACTACAATAACAGTATATATGCTCAAGGATCATGTAATTTTATAGGATTCTTTCAATTATTTCACAAATCAAATTTATTTTATAATTCTCAATATTTATTTGAATTTAAAAATGCTTCATACTACGATTGTGAATTTTCAAATAGATTTGCCTGTCGTAAGTGTATAAGTCCAGACGTTGATCATATTGGTCCCATATATAATAATTGGGACGGAAGACACCCAAATTCATTTGTATGGGAGTAAATAATGCATATTATAGGCTGTGCCACAGACAATAATCACGGAAATGTTAAATTATTACAAGAAAAAATTGACCTATGTTTGTTGCCAATGTATGTTCCATTTGATTGGGAGGGTTATTGTGGCACCCATAGTATTAACGAATACATCAAAAATTTATCGGATAATGAACTCGTATTAGTTACAGACACTTATGATGTTCTACCCCTTAATGGATGTAATAAGAATCTAATAGAAAAAAAAATAAGAGATAAGTTTGATCTTACCAAAGTAGTATTCGGTGCAGAAACCAATTGTTTTCCCGACGGCCACTTATCCGCACTATATCCTGATCACATTCCTTATAGTAAATGGAAATTTTTAAATGGTGGTGGATATTTTGGAACAGTAAAATTATTAAAGTATATTATAGGCGAAACATTATCATCAATAAAAGGATCTATGAATCAAAGGGTATTTACTAATTTTTTCTTAAATCATCCAGAATATATAACATTAGATTATACTTGTGAAGTATTTCAAACCTTATTTAATGGTAGGGTACATGCAGATATGAATATTGATGATTTTATTTTTTCAGATAATACGATCATCAATAAAACATTTAATACTATTCCATTTTTGTTTCATGGAAATGGCGGAACAAATATTTCGCCATTAAGAAAATATATAAATTAAATTTTACCAGTAATTGGTTCTGACCATCCTTTACTTTTACTATGGGGCCACACTATCCAGCTAGACGGCACCTTTTCTGTATTGAAAGTTCTCCACACTTTACAATATCCGTCGGGATCATTTTTCATTTGCTGTATTTCCTCTGGAGTAGCATCTTGTCTATACATTTCATTACCGTCGCCGTCTTTAAATGCGACTGCCCAAACATCGTAATCCTTCTCTGGTACTTGATTATAGCCAATATCAATACAGTGCTTAAAGATATATAATAGACTATTATTAAAGTCTTCATCTGAGATCTTCATATTATCAAGATTTGGTGGTTTGTGATCCACAACATCTTGTGTAATAGCTCTTTTAGAAAATTTTAATCCTGCATATTTTTCATAATCACCCAAACTCCGAGCTGTACCAAAACCATATCGTCCAAAATTAATATCGTTCGTAACATTATCCATACCAAAAAGCTTTCTATTTCTATCATGGCAGATATTATTTTTGTCTACCCATGATTTAACATCATCCCACTGTTTACTTCTACCCTTCCTTGTATATTCATGCCAACATATTACTTTATGAGGATAGAATATATCATAGCCATGCGTAAACGCTCTAACGGCCACACTAATTTCTTCACCATGAAAATAATAGTTTGGATCATGTTGAACTTCTTTGGAAAAAGAGCCAAGAGTAAAAGCAAAATGAGCGCTATAGAATCGTCCAGGAATTGGTTTATTAATATTCTCAATAGCAGAATTCAGTCCTGCTGGTAAAAAAAACACAGCCCCCTCTGGAATAAATCTATCAAAAGTCATTTTCCACGGTTCATTAACTCTAGCTTCTGGATCATTATCTGGATCAAAACTAGGAATATAAGATGTTATTAATGGTTTAGGATAACCATCGTTTTGTAGTTCAGTAAGCATATCTATTAGGATCATATCCCAATTTTGAACAAATCTATGATGACTATCTAGTTGTAATGTATAGTCTTCACCTTGATATAAATTTTGCAGTAGGTTTCTAGCCCAGCAAACACCCTGAGCATCTTGATAATCTATATCTATAATTTTAAATCTACTATCATATTTATACTTATCCATATTATCCCAGCTATCACTTTCACAGTGTTGCCAAGATATGCCAAACCTTAATCTGTCTGGGTATTTAGCCTTATTAATAGCATCCTCTATTGTTGGTATAAGTTGTGGATCTCTATATGATGCTATTTGTATAAAGATAGTTTTAGTTTTCTTTTCTTTCGCTTGCATGATAGTGGTGTGTTCTGTTATGGGTTATGGGACTAGATAATAATATACCAGACTTAATTTTCTTTTGTTTGGTGAGAGTGTATATGTGGCTCATCCATGTTTGCTCATAAGGATAGGCCCATTTAGTATCCAGAAACATTTTCTGATTACCCTCTCTATTAATAATATGGGGCCAATTACAATAGTAAACCTCTCCATCTGCATAGGGCAAACCATCTAATGTTTTTATATTATTATATAGTGTTGGTGGTTTATGATCTATTGGTCCAAAATACTCTAGTCTTTGTTTCTCTGGAACATTGTGCCAGCTCCACTGCTCTCCATTATGGCCATAAAATTCACTAAAACTTAATTTTAGAAAATCATATTTTTCTTTGTTCATGATACTTAAAATTTTACTAAATAATTTATCAGCTCTTTTTCTAAAACCAAAAGCACACTCACCCTCATAATCAATCAACATATCATCTTCAAAAAATAACATATAATCAGCAGACGATTCATTAAAGTGTTCCGCACTCAATTGTCGCCCACCACAGATACCAATATTACCACGCCGTATTTCTGTAAAATTATACTTAGACGAGATAAGATCATATTTAGGAAATAGGTCATTATTAATAGAATTATTTATTAATATTTTATTAGTTTTTTCTAATAGGTCTGGCTCATATTTTTCAAAAGAATCTAAAACCATTTGTAGCTGTTCTGGTGAATTATATGTATTAATATAAAGATTAACAGTATTTGTAGATTTACTTTTAAAATTTTTATTTTTTAGATTTTCAAAAAAAGCATAAATAAGACCATCACCATTAATCATTTCATAGCGATATTTATCACTATCTAAATAGGTCATTATGGTAAAAATACTTTCTTCTGTTCCCATGTATCCACTATTTAAAGAATCATTTAATAGATGATAATATGTGTCATTAGCAGCAGAGATATGGTCTTTATGACCACCAAAAAATCCACCACGAGCCACCCTATTAACAGTATCTGATTTGGCAAACTTTTTCATGCCATTGATACAAAATCCATGAATCTCACTATCTGTTTCATATGGAAAACAAACGAACAAGAATTTTTCGGCTAATGATTGGATTTTCTCAATAATAGTATTATCTTGAAAATATCCTAAACTTAAAGTATTTGTGATGCCGCCATCTATCCAGAAAAAATAGTCAGTATCAAACGGATTAAAGATTTTAGCATTATGCAGCAAGAACATCTTGCTCATAACCATTGGATTATAATACTCTAATGATCCTTGAGCACTATCTTTTAACCATCCAACTCTATTGTACCATTCTGGATTATTTCTTATACTTTGTACTTGCTCAAAAAATGGAAAAAAGTTTTGTTTAAAATCTTGTTTAGTATGATGATATATTCTAGTGTTATGTTGCTTTCTGTGTTGCCAAACCAAATTTTCTAATGATGGATCAATAAAAATAATAAGATTATGATCCTTCATCTCTATTAATAGATTAATAAAATTATTAATATAATGCTCAAAAGATCTGGCCCAGCCCTCTTTTGCATCTCCCCGACCAAGATCCCATATTCCTGTAACGAAAGTTATTCTGGACATATTGATGCTTCATCCATATCTAGGAATGGTGGTAAATCTAAATTAGCTTTAATAGCAGTCTCATCTGGTTCATTTTCATCTGTACATTCTATATAGCACGGTCTATTACAGGTACGACAAATAGCTATTTTCCAACTGGAATCGTCTTCTTCTCCAACTCCAGGATCACCAGTTCCAGGCTCCGATTCGCTTGTTGGTGCTGTTAATTCTGTGGGATTAGTTAGATCCCGCCACACTGTTTCGTTTGAACACAAAACTTGTAGTTTCATGTGTATTTCCCAAAAAGTTTTTATTGGGGTGTTTTCGGAAGTTTCCCCACCCTCACAACAAGATACTGTACAAATAATATTCTCAGCACGATTTTCGTTCTCCCCTGGTAATGGTGGATATAAAACAGGAACAGGATTTGTTAAACAACAAGTTCCGTCCTCATTTTTTTGTATAGTATATTGTACTTTTTTTTGTCTAGTAATTGAAGCTTTAAGATCGCTTCTATCTTCACATCCATTTGGTACGACAGCTTCTGCTCCTGTTGATCCTTCGTTACCCTGTACTGTTGATGTAAACTCATATATAGGATTTTCATTTATTTCCAATTCTGATTGTGGAAATATTCTTCTATAACTTTTAACAATATCACCATCTACTACGGTTTTATTGGCAGGAAAACATATGGGTATAAAGTCTAAAAGTAAAAAAGTGTCATTATCACAAGGATTCGGATACTCCTGATTCACTCCGTCTTTAAACTCATTTATCCAACCAAGAACATCAACGATTCGTGGAACATCTTTAAGCTCATAATATTCTATACCATCTATTGTTATTGGCCCTATAATATCACCAACATATGTTGGTTGACTAACACCAGCACTACAAATTTCTATTTCTCCGTTCAAACCTCCCCCAATGATTCCTTCCGCCCAATTCTTAGTAGTACCAGCGCCGCCGTTAAAATCAATAGATTCACCTTTTTCTTCTTCGTCGCACCCGAATGCGTTTATTTTAACAGCTGATATTCTCCAACGTCCTCCACAACAGCAACCACGCAGTTTATCACCAGATATTAATATTTTACCATTTTGTATAAAGATTGGACTCATATTATTTAATTAGTCAGATGTGAGGCATGGTGGTGGGTCGCTAAGATAATCTTCCTCTATTTCATTATCATCACAATATGGTGTATCTCCCGGACTTGCCCCAATATTTATAGTATTATTTCGTGGATTACTCGGTGGTGCCTTAGACCAACATTTTTTAGCATATGTTGTTTCACAAAATTCTAGTTCTCCACCAGATGTTAATACGGGAACCCAAATATCATTATTGCCATCTCTATCAAGTATCAATACTTCTAATATTAATTTTTCGGTCCATTCTGTTTGCCTATATATGTTTTCTGCATCATCATGGGCAGTATCTCCAACAATAGCATCCTCTGAAGATGCGTCTTGAGGACATACAACATAGCCACTCTTTGATTCTTCTTGTTCAATGACTCCATTAATAGCACAACATGATAGTGTTCCATTCTCGGATCTTGTGCGTGTTATATTATATTTTACAGTTTTAGCTTTAATTAAAGTACAAGATAAATTTTCATCACCAGCACATTCCGAGTCATCTAGACCAGGTATAACGCCACCACTATTTAATGTTTTTTTTACAGTATATGAGTAGGTGGCGGATGTATTTAATTTTAGTTTTCCATCATTTCCAACTAGATAGTCTGGTGAAATTCTTGTGCATGTTTTGGTTACTCCTCCTTGCGTTTCACTCCTATTTTCTGGAAAACACGGCCCTTCAAGAAAATCCATTTCCAAATATATTTTTTTATCAGGATGATCTGGCATATGACACCAGTATTCGTTATTTATCCCATCTTCAAATTCGTGATCAACACTTTCAAATGTTATCTTTCTTGGTATGTTAGATAATACTTTTCTTTGTACTCTCTCCAATGATCTTTGTGCTGTTCCATATAATTGTTGAAAATTTGTACTATCACAATGGTGTGTTCCTACTCCAGAAGGAGTATTTGTATAGCTATAGTCGTCGCTTTTCCTTATTCTCCAAGCTGTTGGACCACAACAAAGAAAATCATCAATAGACAATCGTGGTTCAGCAGATTCAGATTCTGATTTCTTATCTATAGCGATAACTAATTTATTGTCTTTTTTGTATAGATTAGTCATTATTCTTTACCCATTTATGCCAACCCTTATTTGGTAGATAATTTCCACTATCGTCTTTTCTCTTAGGAAATAATGTTCCACCTTTCTTGTGCTGACCAAATGCTAATATAGCACCACAATCAGCACAGCGTAGCTCATAATAATCATTACCCTCTACGTTACGAACCACAAACTTTAAATTACTACTACCACACAAGCCACATTTTTCTTCTCCAAAAATCTCTTGGATTAATGCTAGTTCTTTAAAAACTTCTTTTTGACCATCGCCCTCTAATTCAAATTCAAGCTTGTCATTAACCTTATACTTTAATTTCATGTTTCACCTATTTCCAGTTGGGGTCGTAACCAATAATATCTTGTGGAATATTATTATTGTGTTGATACTCAGATAGTGTGGTTATTGTTTTAACCGCATCATCATATGATATATTATAGATATTTTTACTATCAATAGCAAGGTTAGCCAATAACTTAATAATATTTATATTGAGTCTTTTACCAAACACATCAAAAAAATTAATTTGGGTACTATTTATTTTTCCAATATTATTTTCTTCTAAATGACTAGTATCAATATCTTTTGCTATCTCATCAGCCGTGACCACTTTCCTAAGTTTAAGGCCTTTTCTTAATGCTCTACCTTCAGCCCTTGTTTCTGCAACAGCAACAGGGTGATTTCTAAATACTTTGTCACAATTACCCCAATAAACGTCAGCAGCACCAGCCACAACCCTTTGTTTAACCAGTGAGTCATTTGGCTCATCATTTAAAACATAGGCTATAGAATAAACAACGGTGGCTCGTCTTTCGTTGTCTACTGTTGGTGATTGGACCACATTAGGTTCAGCGGAAATTATTGTGCAGTTCAGTGCTGTCTCAAAAATTCTTCTTAAGCCGTCCGTTGTTGGATTACCAGATATCTTTTCATCATCACTTAATAAAGATAGCACATGATCAGTCCATTCCAGATCATTGGGTGTAACAGAATTCAGCTTGACCTCGACTTCTACACCCACTGTTTCATTAACACTTTCAGTATTTTCCTTCTTTGGTCTGCCCATTTTAGTCTCCTATATTAATAGTCCTGTTATTACTGTCTGGAAATTTATTTGCAATTTGTTCAAGATGGTCTTTGAGTGTGTTATAGATGACAGATGCTCTAGATTTAGAAAAATCTCTAGTTTGTTTAACTCTAATTAAAACTAAACCTTTGCCAAGAATTAGTCCACTCTTTTTATCATCATAACCCTTATTTCTTTTCAAAGCGTCTTTGCCCCACACAGGTTCAAAATGAGAAGGACCATCTACTTCAATAGCCACATTCATAGTAGGAAGAAAAAGGTCAATCTGCAACTTGGTATTTAGTAGAGATTGCTCTTTATGAAAATCAACGCGATAACCATCGTTGAGCAACTTATCAAACAAAAATAGCTCTAGCTTAGACCCAGTTTTACTAGCTCTCCTTACTGCTAAATTAGCCTCATGCAGAATGTTACTTTTAGTATCATCGGATAAGTTTTCCCAATTTTTTCTTGCAGTATCTTTTCTTGATTGTCTGGTAGATTCATCAAGATTATCCCACGAATTCATAACAGATAATCCAATCTTATCTTTAATCTCTTGAGATCTAGTTTTGCCCTCTGTTGGGTGTTTTATCTTGCCGCTGGCTAGTGCATTCTTTTGGGCCTCGCTCTTATCTTTAATCTTTATATTAAACCTAATAGCATCTCTACGCACCTTATTAGCATATGTGCCACAAGAGTCTGCTATATCTCTGAAGCTTTTATTGTTTATCTCATACTCTTTGTGTAAAAGATCTTGTTTTTGTTTATCAGATAGTTTGTTGTAGTTCATTGTTATTAATAATAATTAGTTTATTATCCTGTGATCGGGTTAAAATATCGCATCCTTTAATAGAGTTTCTGTCCACCTGTTCCATATTATTTGAGTCAAGATATAAAATTGGCCTACCCAATATGTGGTCTTTATGAGCATAATAGTCATCTATATGTAAGAAGACAACATCGCCATTAAAAAATCTCAAATAAAAAGATACTAATATAGCAAATTCTATATATTGACTAGTATTGTTAGCACTAGAAAATACAGTAAAATCTGAATAAGGATAGTTGTGGTTTATAAAATTTTTAATTTCTAATATTAGGCTTTTATCTTCTATTAGACTGTCGCTAAATACTGAGTATGTTTTTGGTATCATATTAAGCACCGTTTATGAGTAGTTGTTTTTGATTAATATAAAATGGCTGAATAGTTTCATTACCATCTATAAGCTTATTAATAAGTTCAAATAAAAAATAGTTGTAATGTTTGGGACTTTCAATTAATTTTTGTAATAGTAAAGCATGTTTACTAGAGAGATAATAAATATCTGAAATATAGTTATCTAAATCATATGAAATATTATTAATACGATTATGATTAATAACACAGCCTAAAGCATTTTTTTGTTTTACATTAATAAAAACCTGAGAATTATGATTTTTAAAATTATGAAAAATTTTATAATTAAGAATATTATCTCCTAAAAGAATAAAGCACTCTTTGTTGAAAAACTCTTTAACTAAATTTAAAGAATATCCTTGATTATATGTGTCGTAATATTCATTATAAACACTGTATATATTATTTTTAATATTGTTCTTATCTATAAAGCTATTAAATTTTCTGTTCTCGAATCCATATACATAGATAATATTAGAAGATGGAAAACATTTTTTAATACTATCATACTGGTGTTGTATAATACTTTTATTATTAACGGTAATTAGTCCCACACAACCACGAGACTTCATTCTCTTTTGAAACTTATCACCCAGAATAATAAAGTTCATACGATTGTATAAGAATCTGCGTTAGAAAGAATATTTGTTTTATCATGCATGATACTATATCTATATACAAGACTACTAAACAGAATACAAGTTTTCTCATTATTAGTCAATACCACAAATTGGTCTAAATCATCATGGACTATACTATTGCCCATAGATAATATATTATTAAGATCCTCAGAATATTCATTGATTGCACAGATAAAGCGATATTTAGCATTGATAGTTATAATATTGTGGAGAGTATCATGATACGACCACTCTGCGTCAATCATTGTCTGAATTCTCCAAGGTATACCAAGTTTTGTTTGCTCAAATATATTTTGAATAGAATCATAAGGAAAAGATAGTTTTTCATCGATATGTCTAATAAAAATTATTTTCTGTGGTTTTATAGCAAGGTTGGCTATTTGATAGCATAAACTAGAAAACTGATCAATATTAATATTTTTGAGTTCTATTACTAATAAATATTGTAGTGAGTTGGTCTCTTTATATTTTTGAATCTTCTCCTCTAAACTAGCATTTACCATATCAAATTGATTAAACCATTTTGGTTCTCTATATCCAATACATTTTTTATTATTGATAATATAGAATTCTTTTTCATTATCATAAGCCTCTAAAATTTGTACATTATCATGTTCTTTATATTTAGAAATATAATTTAAACCACAACCAGTTTGTGTTTTATCTTCATATAATGCAAAAACACAGTTTTTACAAGGTGTGTGAATGGTGTTAATATTCATGGTATAAAATCTTCTTTAATTAGAGTGTTAGGTTGTGTTCTCATTTTTTCACAAACAATTTTATTATTCATATGTCCTTCTAGAATTTCAATAATTTGCTGTTTATTAAGACTAGAAAGAGTTCCATTTCTAGCAACAATACCACTTACACTATCTCTAATTAAGCACTGTGTATGGGCTGTTTTTAATAATTCTGGTGAATTAATAACATTAGTACAAATAAACTCTATAAATTCTGCTTGATCTAAATCTTTTGGTACTTTAACAGAGGTATGGTTCGTGATATTTAAGTCTGGTGTATCCCATGATGGTTTTTTTCTAATATCAATAGAATCAAAACACTCATCCCAAACATTATATACAGCATCCCATGTATATTGTTCTAAACATTTTTCTCTTATAATTTTACTATTAGCTAGTTTTTGTTCTGGCGATATATTCACCATATGATTATAAATAATTTTACTAGTAGCATCATTATCTGGTAATGCTCTATCAGCATTGGTTTCCATTTCTCTAAATAGAGTAACTAATGGTATTTTATAACCATGAAGATTCTCTACAATTTCTGTCATAGCACTATAATCAACAGAAGCTATCTGTAATCCACAAGCAGCAGCTTCTACTTGAGGCATACCAAATCCTTCGCAGATGGCATATTGAACAAACAGATCAAATAGATTATAAATTTCATTAAGCTGACTCGTATTAACTCCATTGTTTGGATTGGCGATAGCAGCACTTTTTTGCTTACAATTTTTGCAAGTTGTAACAGATGTTTGAAATTTTGCAGGAAAGAATGAGTTGCATTGTTTGCATGTGTAGGTAAAATACGTTTTATCCAGTAAATTAAACTCTAGTAGCAAGCTGGGTAAATCCCAGCCATTATCTTCTGGATAAGATGTGTGCAAATAGAGATGGCTCTTATTATATAGTTCAATATTGTTAGAAAGCTTTAGTGCTTCTAGATATTTACGATAAGCCATCATCATATCTGCTAATAGCTTGCGTCTTTGGTTTCTCATAACAACACCAACAATAGAAACATCCTTACCAAAATATTTCTGCTGGTGCGATTGCTTATTCTCTATAGGAAAGAATTCTGATGGGTTTATACCAGCATTAGCAATTTTAGGGAAAAGATTAATATTACTACCACAGGTTTGTGATAATACTTTATATGCCCACTGAGTATATGGCACGATAAGATCAGCATTAGCAAAAGTATACAGCCACTCTGTTTTAGGTGGTGCCGAGTCTGTGGTGGGCATAATAACCCAGTGAAAATATTTTTTATATGGACTAGTTTCTTGATAAGCATACATCCAATAGTCACGAATATCAAACACAATGTGTGGTTTAAAATCTACTAAAACCCTATTGAATCTCCATAGGCCAAACTGATTTATATTGTTAGATCTGTATTGGTCAAACCTCTTATCAGCAACATTTACAGCATTAGGGTAGAATTTCCATGGAATAGATTTAGTTTTAGGATGATCTTTTTCAGCATAGCAACCTAATTCTGCTACTTCATATTTACCAGACTTATGTAGTCTAGAAATTAATTCTCTTCCATAAATTCCATATCCAGTATCTAAAAAACTGGAATCATTAGCAATTAGTAGTCTTTTTTTCATAAAGAAGATAAGAGAGGATAAGAAGAATCTCTAGGGCCTTGCGACCCTAGAGACTCATCCTATCTCTGTAATGAGGATAATGTAAATTAGAACGATACAGTCTCTGGTTCCTGGGTTTTATCAGAACGACGGGTCTTGATAATCTTACCAAAGTTATTGACACGCACCTTCAATGTGCTGTGCTTAACTCCATCCTTCTCCCAGCTATCATTGCGGAGAGAACCCTCGACCATAACCAGATCACCCTTCTTAAAAGAAGAAGCAATAGCCTCGGCACCACTGTCCCATGCTTCGCACTGAATAAAAGATGTTACCTTATCTTGTGAGCCATTAGCCTTTGTAAACTCACGAGAAGTAGCAACTGTAAAATTAACAACTGATGTTTGCTTATCGCCAGTGTTAATAACTCTTAATTCAGGATCCCTAGCTAGATTGCCTCTTAACATAACAATATTCATACTTGCGCTCCTTTAAAGTTAAATTCCAATACCAACGTAACATATTATAAACAACGGCCCGTGAATGTCAAGTTTTTGCGATATAGGCTTTTTCTACAATCAACCCATCTCCACTCTTTGACTTAGCTCCCTTAACAATAATAATATTTCCAGTGAATAAAAGATTTTTATATTCTTTATATTTGTCAGGAAAGAAAACTATTGAGTCAACAGAGCCTGTTGTGTCTGTCATTGTAACAAACGCCATTTCTGTTCCAGGATTTTTTCCACTTTTTGTTTTTGTAACATTAATGAAATCTATTTCTCCGCCCAGAATTAAATTGTTTGTAGACGCTGTTGTTTTAAGTTCTCTACATGTAATATTAGTCATACTAATATCATACATATCTATCTTTGAACATGTGATAGAGCAACCTAATAAAGAATCCTCTGAGTCCGCCAACCACTCTGCTGTATCTTCTAAAGAGTGAGGAGGATTAATTAGTGATCTTAAAAGATCTTCTACAATCGTTTTACGGTTCTTATTAATTCTTGGCATAGTTAATACACTATTCAAACCTTCTGATAGGCTTTTAAACCTATCTAGATTATCTATAATATATTGAGATTCCTTCTTAGTTAAACCACTAATAAGATTATATTCAAACAACATTTCATTTCGTGTCATTTTAATAAAATTAGTGGCCCCACTTTGAATCAAAGCTTTTGCTGCTGTAGAATTAACATTATTTAAAACATTAAATAGTAGTTTAAGCCAAGTTAGATTATTAAAATCAATTGTGGATGATATCTGTTTGAGTTTTTCAAATACAGAAGCACCAACACCCTTAATATCTGTTATACCGAAATAAATCTTATTATCTTTTAAAATGAAAAATTCATTTAAGTTTCTCAAGTCGGGCGTGTGGACTGTAACATCCATCTCGTTTGCGTTTTGAACTAATTCTTTGATCTCTGCTTGAGGGTCTATTTTGTCTTTTGCAAAACGGAGATAGGATGCGAAAAATATCCTTGGAAAATGCGCTTTGGCATATGCTGATAAATACGCATTAATAGCATAGCTAACAGAGTGGGACTTATTAAAAGAATATCTTTGAGATTTTTCTACCCAACTAAAAATTTGTTCAGCTTCTTCATTGGTAACAATACCTAGTTTGTTAGAACCCTCTAAAAATTTAGACTTAACTTTAGCCATTTCTTCTGGCTTTTTCTTACCGATAGCTTTTCTTAACATATCAGCTTCTTGCAAATTGAATCCAGCTATAGCCTTAGTAATTTCCATAGCCTGCTCTTGATAAACCATTTCCCCATATGTATTTTCTAATATGGGTCTTAGAGACTCGTGAAAATAATCTACACTCTCTAAACCATTCTTTTTATCAATATAATGACTAGAGACAGTTTTACCATCTCTAATAGCTTCCAAACAACCCGGCCTCATAATACTAATGAGTGCTGATAATTGTTCTATATTTTCTGGTTTTAATTTTTTAGCCATTGAACGACCGAGTCTGGACTCTAATTGAAAACATCCCTTGGTATTTCCATCAGATATTAAAGCCCAGGTTCTGGCACAATCAAGATTGATATTTTCTATAGAAGAATCAAAATAAATTTTTTTATCTTTATCGTCTTCTAGAATATCAAAACCACACCCACAAGAATATTGAAATTTTTTAGACATTGTCTTTTAAAAATGCGTTCCTAAATTGAATTTTTTGACTCAAAGTTCTGTGTAACTTCATAAAACGAATGATCAATTGAGCAGTATCCTTAACATCTTTAAGGGCATCGTGTGCGCCCTCTTTGGACAAACCAAAGTAATCTCTCACAGTATCCAGTGTGAAATTCTTTAAGTCTGTATTATTTTCAAACCAATAAAACACTAGATTCATACCATCAATTACGTCTCTTGGATAGAATAAATCTGTTTTATTTTCCTTATTCACATTACCGTATTTAACACTAAGTCTATCAATAATTGGTAGGTCGAACCTATAAATATTATATCCAGCAGCTATGGGCGCACTAAACTGACTTTTCTTAGATGTTCTTGAATGATATTTATCTAAATAGTTAACAAATAAATTCCAAGAATGTTCTTGTTTTGGAAATTTTTTCCAAGACTCTAGAATATCTTCTTGACTACAACCACGAACCTTAGAATGAAAACTTAAAATATCTGTTTCATATTTATAGCTATCATTACCTTCTAAAACTTCTGGCTTAAAGTTAATATTAAATTCAGACCCTTCAATTACCTCTAATCTTACGGGATCAATCATAATAGCCGCAATTTGAACAGGACTACATTCTCTCGGATTAGAGCCGTCTGTCTCAAAATCAAAAACGCAAATTTTATTATTATTCATCAACCGAAACCTCTTGGTCTGGCTTTACCATAGTTCTCTTAGTAGGATCAGTAACCTGAGAGGCGTTAACCGACCTACAGCAGCTAACCTTTTCTGGATTGATTTTAACATACTCTAAACTATCGTAATTAAATACAGCACCAACTTCTAAATCTTGAAACTTTTTAACTGACATTGCTTACTCCTTGAATTAAAAGATCTTTAATTAACATAATTTTATCTAAATATGCAATACCTAAAATATCAAATTTGATAATACCAATACTTTCTAAGTCTTGCATTTCCATACCAGCGATTAATTGATAGTTCTTAGAATCATAAACCATTGGACAAACCTCTTTGAGAGGCTGAGAACTAATACAAATACCAGCCGCGTGCTTGCTCTGATTTGATTTGGTTCCTTCTAGTCTAATAGCCTGTTCAAAGCGCTTTGCCAAGGGGCCTTGTAATTCTCCATTATCATCAATATAGCACCATTCTTTGAGTTTGTCCGCATTATTCTCTAATGCCCAACGTATAATTGAGGCTTCGCCGGTTTCTTCTTTCATTTCCTGTAATTCGTCCGCAATCTTGGCTTCATCAGGAATATTTTTTGTAATTCTATTCATTTCATCAAAAGATATATTACCATATACTCTTAGTACATCTTTTAATGCTCCTCTGCCCTTAATAGTATTAAAGGTAATCATTTGAGATACTTTATCATGACCATATTTATTTTTAATATATTGAATTATCTCTTCCCGTTTGTTGATAGGAACGTCCACATCAATATCTGGCATGGAGATATGATCTTTTGTATTTCGTCCAGAATTGTAAAATCTATCAAAGAATAGATTATATTTTATAGGATCAATACTAGTAATACCAATTAAATATGATACCAAACAACCAGCAGCACTACCTCTACCGGGTCCAGGTAGCCAGTTATTTGCCCTAACATAATTTACAATATCTTGAACAATAAGAAAATAACTAGACAACCCAGCACCCTGCAAAACTTCTAGTTCATATTTGATACGATCTAAATATGGCTGTTGATTTTCTTTTGGAATTTTATTAGCAATTTTATCTCTCCACCCATGCCTACATAGTTCTCTCAAATATTCATCTTGATCAAAACCAGTTGGACAATCAAACGGAGGCAATTGTGGCTTACTAAGAATATCAAATTCTTCAATAAGATTAGCTACAAAATTAGTATTTTTTATTTCTGTTTCGGTATGCCACTGTTGTATTTCTTCCTGTGAAGGAATATGATAGTTATCTGATGTAAAAAAACATCCCATTGGAACATCTTCATCATTACTAATTTTCCTACTTATATCTTGAAATGTAGTTTTAAGATTATTACATAGTAGGATTCTTTGATCTATAGCATCTTCTTTTCTACAATAATGAGCATCTGGGGTGCATATAACATATGTATTAGTTTCTTTACCCAATTCTCTAATAGCTTCTGTGAGTATTTTTTGCACAGGAAGACCTTCTGAATCCATTAGCTGGGCTTCTAAAAAGACTTGACTATTGAATATAGTTTTTAGATAATTGATATGGGATATACCCAATTCTTTCCAGTTAGATTTTAACTGATAATTATCCAGAATAGTGTCTGCTAATGTTGAACCTAGATGGCCGGTAATAGCTAGAAGATTACCACTATTTAATTTTCCAATAGTTTTTAGATCTAATCTGGGTTTATGGTAATAATAGTCTGGTCTATTAGACTCTGAGACTATCTTGATAAGATCTTTCCAGCCCTTATAATTTTTTGCTAAAACAATAAAATGACTTAAATTTCTATTTTCTTTTTCTTGTATAGTAGGATCTTGATCACAGACATATAGTTCACAACCTAGAATTGGTTTAATTCCAGCTTGCTTCATTGCGGAATAAAATTTAATTGCACCAGCAATATTACCGTGATCTGTTAATGCACATGCTGTTGCGCCAATTTCCTTACATCTATTAGCAATTTGTTTAGGTTGAGACAAGCCATCCAATAATGAAAACATAGAATGGCAATGTAGTGGAATATAATTCATTCTGAACTTCCGGGTGCCTTGTACTTTCCTACAGTATAACCAGGAGCTGTATACTGGTCAACTACGTTTTCTATTCCTTTGAGTTGTATATCATGTTTAATTTGTTCACACTTGGTCATCGTGCTACCATTTGTACAAATCTGATTATCTCTATATTCGACTATTGGTAATACATGACTATTCTCAAATGTTGTTTTACCAAAATGACACAACTTTGTACATTTCCAACTCTTGTTAAGTTGTGGTACTTGTGTATTTTTAATAGTTTCAAATTTTTGCCTAATCATATCCTCTGTTTTTGAAAGATCGCTCTTATCATAAGACACCGTAAAAGCACCACCATCATTAATAAAATTAATAGTAAACATAATATGATCCATATCTGGATATAATTGGCTTACAGCATAATGATATATTCTGAGTTGAGGGTCGTTTTGTAGTTTAGCTAATGTTTTTTCTTGACCAGTGGCCCAATCTAATCTGCGACCAGTTTTCCAGTCCACTATCTCGATAGTATTATCATTAACCTTAGTGATTAAATCTATGGTTCCTTTAATGGCCAAATAGCCCTCTAGATTTTCATTTTTAGTTTGATACTTATAATAAGCCCAAGGTTTGTTGATAACAATATCAAAACGCTGTTCTGGTTGGAGTATCTCCCTATTTCGTGGATCGAAGGTGGCATTGTGTTCTGTTATCGCTTTATCCACCCACAGGCGGCAATCTTTAAAATCTTTAGGTGTCCAATTGTGATGTTTAAACTGACCAGAATAATGATTATAAACCCTTTCAGTAATCTTGTCTATACTATATTTGTCCACACTAATTTTACCAACAATATCATCATTATAATGTTTTTCATTATTTTGAATAGACAGTTTAATATAGGCTAATATTTCTAATACCTTATGAACAATAGTTCCTTTATCGGCCTTTTGATTAGATGGAGATCTTATTCCAAGATTATACTCAAGAAAATATTGTTGAGCACACATTGAGTGGGTGCCGTATGAACTACTCCTTAGATAAGTAATAATCATTAAATAAAACCTTTTTGTTGTAGAAATGTTTGAATCACAAGATTTTGTTCTGGTATAGACATCTGTGCATTATCCACCACTAGATCAAAATTATTATGATCATAGTTCTGAGGGTCTAATGCTATTTCGCTCTCATGATCAGAATGATATGGATTTCTGGTAAGCTTAATAATTAAACCACCAGCATTTCGTATCGCCTCAACCTCATTAGGAAACCTACAATCTGCAATAATAGCAAAGCCGGGATTTTCTAGCTTAATCTTGTTAATAGTAGCAGAAGACCAAACATCGTGTTTCATCTTACGAAAAAAGTTAGTGCCAACATATTGCATTACTTCTCTGGCTGTTAGTTGTTTACCATCAAGATAACACTCTGTTGTAGTATTCTTATCATCATCTGTTCCATAACATTGTTGTTCACTCATGTTTAAAATATTCATACAAATATCTTTTTTTAGAGGATCAGCAAAATTATATATTTTGGTACTATTGAATGGCTTCACCGTACCATTCAGATATTTAGTAACAAATTCTGAACAGGTGGTTTTACCAGACTGTTTACGTCCAGCAAAAGCAATAATCTGAGTCATACTATACTTTCTAAATATGGTTTAATTTCTTTATTAATTTCTTCCACGGTCATTTCACCAATATCTGACTTATTGATTTGTGGTATAAATATTCTGTATGTGTTTTGACATTTGGCTTTAATCTGTTCTGCTGCTTTACGACCAGCCTCATCATTATCAGTTAATATAATCAGATTCATAGCGCCAGACGAGTCTAATAATATCTTTTGTCTATCGCTTAGGGAAGATCCAAAAATACCCACACTATTGTGAATACCGCTTTCTTCTAGTCTCCAAACATTTCCCGGACTTTCTACTATAATAGCTGTGTGTGTTTTTAGTATGAATTCTTTAGCAAACCAGAAATTATATAGGTGGTTTTGGCTTTTGAACTCATAATTGTGTTTCCATTTGCAGTGCTTCCATATATCATCTGGTGTTGGACAAGAATCTGTTGGGCTGTGGTGGCCTTTACATTGTGAACATTTTTCAAAAATGCTTCTGCCGGTACAACCAACCATATGGGTATATTCCATATTATATATTGGTACCACTATTCTATTATACATTTCTTTACCAATTTTATCGCACAAACCAACATCATATTTTACTAGAATATCCGATGAGTAATTTCTGTCTAGATAATACTGTGCTGGAATACTTAAAGATTTAACAATCTGCTTGCGTGTTACCTCGTGTTGTTGAGGAGTATTGTCTGGTTGCAAATAATTTATAACGCTTGTAAATTGTTTCTTTTCTCTGTCTATTTTAGATATTTTGATGTCGCTAATATCTTTATTAATAAAACTTGTAGCAAAGTTTACAGCTTCTTGAAAAGAACAGGTATCATCTCCTGGTTTTTCCCAGCCATATTTTTGACTCGATAATACTCCTCTAATAAAACCTATTACTGAACCTTTAAATGTTTTTTCACATCCATGAGTTCTACACTTCCAATTACCACGATAGCTTTCGCCCTCTGGATATAGGTTAAGTGCGGAGAGATTATCTCCACCATGAATGGGACACGCCATTGTAATCATCTTATGGTTAAATTTATATTCTAGATTTAGTATAGATAATAATGATTCAATATTATCACACACCTCATCACAGACTATCTTTAACTTTAGCTGATCATTCAAACGGGATTTGGTCATTGTCTTCATCGTCTACAACAAAGCCTTCGTCACTAGATTTGAGATTGTTTTTAATTTCTAGGTGTGTTTTACCTTCTATAATTTTAGCACACCAGCCCTTCATGTTACAATTAATATAGTCATTATCGTCCAAACCACCACCATGCCGACTAATAAGTGGCAATAGTTTTCTGTTTCCATTTTCTGATCCATCTTCTGCTATTTCTTCGTCGCTCTTACGCTTAAAGATACTAAAGTTACTACACAACCAAATGATTCTGTCAGAACCACTCGCAGAATCTGTGCTTTCCTTTGTAATACCATCTCTATTCAACTGTATGAAAGCCACAATAGGAACCTTGTATCTCACAGCAAAGTTATGTAAACTGGTCATCATAAAGCCTAAAACCTGATACTCTTTCAGATCCTGATTCATACCAGCACTATCCATAAGCTTGAGATAATCATAAAAAATGACACAATCCTTAGCTGTGCCATCATCATTTAATCCTACTTCTTTAACTAACCACCTACGCATAATAGCTAGTTGATCTTCAAACGGCTTACCAGCAATACTTTTGTGATATAGCTTTGTAGCTTTTAGGGATTCAACAGCTTTTGATATTTTATTCTTTTTATCTGGCGATTCTGCAAACTTGCCAGTTTCAATAGCATTAATTTCTATCTCTGTCATCATAGCTAAAAGTCTATGAATATGATCTTCTTTATTCATCTCAGTATCCATATTTAATACAGGAATGCCGAGAGCAGCTATATTCCTACCCATATTATCTGATAGTAGAGTTTTACCAGTTTTGGGTCTTGCTCCAATGACATTAATAGTTCCTTTTCTTAAGCCTCCACCAATAGCCTGATCATAAATGGGGAATCCAGTAGGAATACCAACTTGATCAATTTTATTTTCTTCTAGTTGTTTAATATATTCATCTAGTGACGATCCAATTTGTTCTGGACCGCTATCACTATCATTAAGCAGTGATGTGAAATTGAAAATACTATCTTCAGCAATACCGATGATAGAAGATATGGGTTCATTCCCGGTTACTTCTAATATCTTGTCTTGAGTATTCTCTAGTTGTTTTCTTAGTAGTCTGGCAATTTCCAGCTTTCTAATTTTAGCTGCAAATTTTCTTACATTCTCTAGACTAACTGGAAAATCCATTATAGCCTTGAGATGTTGAGCCTCTTCTTTTTTAGATAGAATATGAGAAAGTTCAAGTTCTTGTGCTACAGAATAAATAGAAGCAATATCAATTTTTGCTTGTTGTCTTTCGCATAATGTTCTTAAACACTTAAAAATAATAGCATTGCTATCAATAGTAAAAGAAGAATCCTGCAATATATCGGCAACATCCAAATATGCACTATCACCATATGTACAAATACCAGCTAAAACAGCTCTTTCTGCTGCGGAATCACATAAAATCATCAGCCTGCTCCTGTCGCACACTTATTGCACTTGTATCTATCAATAGTCTCAACCAAAGTTTCTGGAACCTCATCACTTTTTCCACAAACACGACACTGAACTTTTACAAAAGAAAACGGCCTGTTTCTTGGTGTTGGTGGACCCTTCTGTAGTTTTTTATCAATAGCAACATCTTCCTTAAACATATTCATTTCTGGCATATCATTGAACTTATTGATAAATTTCTTTTTGGTAGGCTGTGAAGTATTCTTGTTTTTGGTTTTAGGTTTTCTAGTTTTTTTAACAACAGGCTCATCAGTACTATTGTCTGAACTATTAACAACTAATTTTTGTAGCAGAGTTATTAGCTGCTGAATATCATCATTATCAAGAGCCATGCTTCACCTTTGTTTTTTGTACCGATAATATAATGTCTGATAAATTTTTTATACCATTAGCTAAATAGGACAATCTATCGCTCCTTTGTTTAGCATATTTCTTTATACTATTCAAAGATTGAGCTTTGTCATTATGTTTAATAGCTTGACCAGCCTTTTCAACGTATCCATAGCCTTTATAATTATTAATTTCGTCAGCAATAGTCTCCCTAATAGTTTCTTCTGCCCAATTATATCTGGCTAATTCTCTATTAATTGTTCTTTGAATATGAAAGGAATACTGTGCTAATCTATATGCTATTTGAGCACAATCTTCTGGACCTAGTTTTTCAAGAACATCTCTATTCATGGTTAGATATCCATTTAATTCTTCCGATGACATACTATCATCTTTGTAAGACGGTAATCCGATAGACAGTTCATATTCATCTAGAACATCATCCCAATATTTGATTTCTTCTTTTGATGTTTTAACCATTTTTTATCCTTTCCAGCCATACGTCTGCTAATTCGTTATAGTCTAATACTATATACTTAATATTATTTAATTCACACCATTCTTGTTTTTCTTTGTCTCTCTTTTGAGCCTTAAGAAAGTTTAATACATTATTATGATAAAATGGAACAAACTTATAGTGCTGTTCGCCATGAACCTCAAAACAAGCCTTTTTTAATGGTATATAAAAATCTAAATATAGTGTCTCATTTTTTCTGAGTGGAATTGGAACTTCTTCTAAAATTTGTAGTGTAGGATATACTCTTGCAATCAACGGTCTGGCCTGTAGGTGTAAAGAAGATTTATTTGTAATTTTACCCTTAGCCATATTACCAGTTAATAACCAATTATGAGAACCACCATCTAAGTCTTTAATTAACATTTGATGCCCATAGTATCCTTAATATTTTTAACCAGATCTACATAAGCCTGTTCATTTTCTAATAAATATTGTCTTACCTTTTCTGCTCCTTGAAATTTAGGCTTGTCTGGTAAGGCTGTTAGAGTATACCAAGCACCACCCTTATGAATAATACCCATATCAGATGCTAGTGTGATAGCTTCCATGTATTTGTCAACACCCTGACCATATCTAATATAGCTAGTAATATTACCTCCCGGTGGTCCCAATGCGGAGCAGATTACTTGCCACTCAATCTCTTGTCCAATTTGAGTACTATCGGCACTAAGTAGCCAAGGCTTGAATGTTTTGGCCCTTAACTTAATATCTGTTTGATACGCAATAGCCTGACCACTTTTCTCCTTAAACTCTGCACCATATCCTGTTGGATTACCCATTAAGTGAGTAATACCAATAACAATATTTTTATTTACAGGAATAACATTAGCAACCTTACGACAAAATTTAGCTAAAAGTTTCGCACCATCTGCTCTTTGCATCTTATCCATTTCAGATGTAATTTCTGCTTCAGTACATAATGCTGAATATGAATCTATAATCACAACACACCCAGGAACTTCATTGATAATTTTTTCACCAATTTGAAGATATTCTTCGGCGTGTAAGATTTTACCTTGTTGAGAACCAATTACATGAAACTTATTAAGATCTAATCCCGGTATGCCTTCTAAATCTCTTTTTTTCAATCGACCTTCAATGTTGAGGTAGTACACTTCTCTTGGTTCTTTAAGACTACCTTGATATTGTGGCTTTTGTGCTGTTGCAGCAAAGTCCAACGAGGTTGTTGTTTTACCACACTTTGGTTGTCCTGTCAATACCACAAAGCTACCTTCTGGTATGCCTCCATTTAAAACTATATCTAAAGATGGACTAACCGGAATAATAACACTTTTTCTATCTACAATAGCATTACCATTTAATATAATATCGTCACCAAAAGTTTTCACTACATCTTCTTTGAGAGTCATTCTAGATCCTTTAATTTAGAAATAATACTATTTGATTTTTTTGTGGTATTCTTATTGAAAGAAATATTTTCTGGACGCTCTAGCTTAATCGATAGTTCAGTATTCTGCTGATCCAAAAGCTTTTGTTCTTGCTCTATGATAGCTATAAGGTGTGGCGCTCGCAGAGAATAGATTCTTGAGGCTTTAGGGTTCTTCAAGCTTTTAACAATTGCTATATCAGAATATTTCTTGAGCAGTGCGTGGGCTGATGATATTTGATTTCTATAATATTTATCCCACTCTGGAGTTACCCAAAAACGATAATGCAAATCTTTACCATCCTGCTTGGCTTTATTCTCGCATATGATTTCAGTAATATACTGAGCGGCAGAAACATTTTTGCCGTTAGAATACTTAGAAGGATATTGTTTTTTATTCATTACCAATTATTTAGTTGATCTGGGACGAAAAATAAAACTACTTGTATCCGGTGTGGTGTTTGACATATTTTTAATATGTTCATCTGATATTTGAGAAGCAGCATGAGTCATAATACTAACCGTATTACTCTTCTTTCCTGCTGTTTGTCTAATCATAACATTCTTTGTTTTATCTTCTTTTTCAATTGTTTTAGTTGGCTCGATAACACTATTCACAACCGCTTTGGTAATCTTTAGTTCTTTTGATATATCTTCTACCGATTTCTTTTGAGACTCATGAAGATAAAGAATAGCATATTTTTTTGTATTAGATATTTTAGCCATTACTGCATCTCTCTTTCTGCGTTGGTTAACCATGCAATATTTTTAGTGCTTAAAAAGTTTATATACATATCAAAGACCTTTTGGTTTACCTCTTTAAACTCCCATTGCTTTCTGCCAATTTTGGATAGAAATTTTGTGTTGTGTCCTTCACTAAATAAGCCAATTGGATTAAAGATTTTACCATGAGTACCAACCTTAATATAATACTTTTTAGGATAGCTGTCTGTTTGTATACTTTTTGCAACAACAGACTTGCCTTCTGTTTTGGCTCGTGGCTTATTATCTCTGTCTAAGAATTCATGGTCGCCCAAGATAGTAAAATACTCAATTTCTCTTTTGGTATCTTCAACATTCTTTTGGTGAAAAATAAATGATTGATCAGAATCTAGTTTGGCCATATAGTCTTTGATCCCTTCTTAATTCTTGACATTCCTTGAGGTAATGGTTTTTCTTCTATCTTATCTTCCTTATAAGAATTGTGTTTCATATAAAGATGTGTTTTTTCATCACTACTCATTCTTTCAGAGTTTCTCTTTGCTAAGTCGCCTATAGTTTTGAGTTCGTTATCGGCTTTTCTAACCGAAGCATTGAGGGTTGATACGTCTTTAACATATTGTCTAATAGACTTTTTCTTGCACTCACTACATTTTGGTGTTGGCTGATAATCTTTGATATAAAAGAATAGTTCAAATTCTTTATTACAATGTTCGCAAAAATAAGAATATGTTGGCATTATATCAGGAATAATAAGATTCTGGAAGATAGATTGACCACTCTACTGGTATCTCTGATCTTATCTTAACGAGATGGTGGGTGATAGGCAAGTACTTCGGGTGTTTTTTAGGAATTGATGGTAGGGTTTTTAGTTTTAAATTGGCTTCTTTTGGGGTTCTATTGCCCTTTTTTCTGTTACACTGTTGACAAGCTGTAACTATATTGGTCCAAGATGTTGGGGATCCATTTTTATGGTGCCATTTTGATTTGGGAATAACATGATCGTATGTTAAGTGATTGACACCCGGCGTTATACCACAATATTGACAGCTATGATTATCTCTAATAAATAAATTTTTCCTAGAGAACTTTACATAATCATCTCTCATCCTTAAATAGTTAAGAGTTTTAGCTACTGATGGTATCGGATATTTTTTATTATTAGTACCCAAGATATGGTCATTTTTATAAAAATCAATGATTTCTATACCATAACTACTATCTTGATATTTAATAGACCACACCATAGCTCTTTTCCAGCTAATTATACCTAATGGGGTGTAGTCAGAATTTAGTATTAAGCATTTACTATTTTTGTGATTCATCTTCGTAAGAATCTAATCGTCCTAAAATTTTACCTATAATTGGATTTCTTACAATATCAGATGATTCCAATTTAGAAATACCAATTCCATTAAGGCCACTAAGAGCTTCTATCATTGAAAAAAAACCACCCCTCAAATGACGATGAAGGTCAGACTGACTAACATCACCAGTTAGTATCATTTTACTGTTGTTTCCTAGTCTTGTCAACAACATTTTCAATTGATCGTATGATGCGTTCTGACATTCATCAGCAACAATAAATGCATTGTGAAAATTACGACCTCTCATTAATCCTAATGGTACAACTTCTATTTTATTATTTAATTTTAAACTAGCATATAGTGCTGGGGATATAAAATGATTAATTTCATCTATTAGGGGCAGCAAATAAGGATGAAGTTTCTCCTCTGCTGTTCCCGGTAAATAGCCTATTTTTTCTCCACTCTCTACTACTGGTCTGGTAATAATAATCTTTTTAACTTTTTCTTCTAATAAATATTCAATAGCCATACCAATAGCGATATGGGTTTTACCAGACCCAGCAACACCCTGACAAAAAGTAATACTGTTTTCAGCAGCACTAATAATAAATTGTCTTTGATTTTCTGTTCTTGGTTTTAATCTATTTCTATAGATTTCAGGAACAACGATCTTGTCTGTAGCATTTATAGTCTTATTTCTTTTTTTGATGTTTTTATTTTTTCTCAAGGAATACCCTTTATGAATAGTGGATTAAATTAGACATGCACCGCCAGCGCAACTAATTTCCTCTATTCCTGTCGTGTTATCCTCAACCTCAGACAGTTGCGTATAATCAACTTTTTTAAAGCTATTAAACAGGTCACAGTAAAGTTTCCAGTTATAAACATCTTTCATGCAGTATGTTAGACGTTTAATATCACCATCAAAATATTTACCAGCAAAATTTTTCATTTTAGTGATAAATAATAGTTTATCTTGACTATCAGTATCTTTAGCTTGATTTAAAGTGGTATAGTCGCAAGCGGACCACAGGTTACTATTAAAAGCATTTAGTGCTAGTTCTATTAGTCCAGAACACCATAATGCAGCATCACCGTATTCCTTGACTATCTCACGACTAGTGTAAACAGTAGTAAATGGTGCTTGTGGATAATCCTTATCGCCACTTTGAGGTATTAAACTAATACCAGCAAAATATTTACGATTATCATAAATAAACTTTGTAACATCTTCCCATTCATCTGGCTTGACTGTTACAGTATTACTAACATTGTGGCTTAGATAATCTTGAGTGCATAATGCTCTGTTTTTACCAGAACTTACCCAATTCTTTTGAGTCTCTTTTACAACTTTAAGCATTTCTACTGCTGGTAATTGGTTTCTAAGCTTTGCACCGTCTGGAACCTCTATAGGAAATTTAACAACCTCGTCTGTGTTGTTAGCAGACCACGACGATTTCTCACAGGCTTGAGGGTTTAATTTTTTAAAGTGCTGATAGGGAGCCTCTAAAACATTGGCCTGTACGTGGCGAATATATCTTTTAGCATGATGTGGGTGAATACCCGAACTCGTTCCTAACATACTAGAAGATGTTCCTTCTGGCTTTAAGCAAGTAACTCTTGCTGCCTGATTAATATTAATTTTTTCTGCTATCTTTTTGTTTATTTCCACAGCAATCTTGGCACCCTTGGTGAGAACTTTTTCTGAAAGTATTAACTCGTGCTTCTCCATTGTGCCAGTTAAAGATACCCCTAAAAGGGCTTCTCTTTGGAAAATTCTTTCGCTGATTTCTCCCAAATAGTCCAACTTTGTAAAACCAGCTTGTAGAGTACCTATTATGGCTGCTGCACGACACCTTTCATAAAAATCTTCTTCGTCTGTTACGCTGGAGCAATTGATGGTGGATAGATTACATCCTTGCCACCCAGACTTACCAGACTGTTCATCAATAGGCCACATACCAATTTCAACACAAGGATTAAAAATCATTTCTGTAGATTCACTCCAGATAAATCCTGGCTCTCCGAATTCTTTAACTGACTGCATTAATGTTTCAAATTGTTCAAAGGTGGTTTCCTCTTTGAGTAATAGTGCTGAATTATTACTTCTGGCTCTTTGTGGATTATCAATATACCAGTTACCAGTTTTAGCCTTAGCCATTTCTTCATCGTCTGGACTAAATAGTGCTAAAGACGCACTTCTACGAACACCACCAGACAACACAGCATCACTACTGTGCATAACAATATCGTAAGCATCAATAGGACGCAGTTTCTTTTGTTCATTCTTTACACAGCGATCTAACAATGCTCTGATCTTTTCTAAACCATTAGCTAATGGCTCATATCCTGGGGCTTTACCAACACCAGAAGCTAGTGATGATCCTTTTGGTCTGATGTTAGAATAATCAAATACCACATGGGTATTTTTGTACATTTTAAATTCTTCAATCGGTTTGCTGAAATAAGAACTTAAAAGAACTCCAAGAGCATCAGCCCACCCCTCAATACTATCATCAATAATATATTTAGTGCCTTCGCCTTCTACTGGTTCGTGTTCTAAAGATGGTAGTTTTGAAACGTGATGCTTTTGTACACTAAATCCAGTACCACTACCACACAACAATAACCAGAAGCACTCTTGAAAAAAGCGTAGTCTATCACAGTAGGAACTTGTGCAATTATATATTTTAGCGTGACGTTTTAGAATTGGTTCTCCACCAAACTGTAATGCTCTTTGAGATCCCAGAACTTTTTTCTTATACATCATATCGTATGCCCAATTAATCTCTTCAGAGATATTATCGTTGGCATATTTCTCATGCATCATATTCTTGACTCGTTCAACCGCCTCTTTCCATGTTTCTCTACGTTGTTTGTTTTCCAACCAGCGAGCATATTTACTAACAAATGTATAATTCTGTAGTTCTTGTAGAGCCGACATTTTATCTCCTGTTTAAGACGAGAAAGAGTAATCCTAATACAACTAGTGATTGAAACGAATGATTTTGCATTGTTGTATCGCCAATCATTTGGCTATAAATATAGAAACAAACACTTATATAAAAACATATATTCATAATACACCACTCAAATCCTTGAGCCAAGAAAGATCAGCATCTATTCTTTCAATTTTTATACCACTCATTGATACAAAAATATCAAATCTTTTTTGAGCATCTTCATCAAAAAGATGTGTACCATGATTATTTGACATTATAACCCTAGTAACACCCTCTTGCCACAAAGCCATGATACAATCATTGCAGGATTGACCTGTAACATATGCTATACCATTATCTGGTCTTACAACACAATTAGAAAGAGCATTACGTTCAGCATGAATCATCCATGGATATTTTTCTGGTCTAGTTTTTGGTAACAACGAATCGTCTAATCCTCTTGGGAAGCCGTTATATCCCACACCAAGTATTCTATTGTGGGAATCGGTGATAATGCAACCATGCTGTGTTTGCATATCATGACTACGTTGAGAAACAACCTTAGCCAAGCCTAAAAAATAATTATTCCACGATGGTCTCATGGAACTATTATAGCGACTGTGGCGAAATGGTCAAGAATTATTTTGTTGTGAGCTTGTTGTACAACACTAGTGCTAGAACACCACCAGCAACACCCATCACAACTCCTGCTGGAGAGACAGCGTTGTATTGACCTAACATATAAAGTATAGCACCACCCATATACGATCCAGCCACACCTAATGCTATAGTTTTAACAAAACCAAAATTTTCTTCTCCTGGTACTATGCTTTTAGCTATAGAACCAACAAACAAACCATAAACACACCATACTAAAATATTAAACATTTGCATTCTCCACTAAGGTAATAATTTCATCCTCCGTGACCTTTTCTCCAGTATCTAATATTGCGTTTAGAAGTTCAAAGCTATATTTTTGATAGTCTTCTTTGGATAGTTCACGACGCAATACCTTTTTAATTCTCATTTTGGTAAACCATCCACGACGGAGGCTATATTCCTTAATATTAGATCCATATAGATTATACTTATCTTGAGCAGCACAATCTTTTGATAATTTATTTTTATTACATTCTTGTAATACTCTGACTAAAGTAAGAACAATACTAATAATCATGAGTATGGCTATAACACTACCAAATTTTTCATCTTGCGATATGGTAGTTTTGTTAAGAATTTTAATAGCTAAAGCTTTTAATTTTTCTTTATCGTGATCATTCATTGTGTTATAGTCTCTTATTTGCTACGAAGATGTACTGTTATATCACCACTTTCTGGTTCACAGTATCCACAATTTACTTTAGATATTCCATCACCACTCATATACCAACCCTTACCCTTACATACCGGACAATCTTTTCTTTTATATTTTTTTACATTATCAGTATGTTTAGCTTTAATAATAGCTCCAGCCAAGGTAACAGCGCCTGTGGTTGAGCCATGATAAGGAGATGCTGCAATAAACAGAGAAGACACTAGTAGTAAAGATATAATTTTATTCATGGTAAGATTTTTGGAAAAATACGTTTTCTTTTTCTTGGTTTAGGTTTTGGAGTATCTTCTTCTTCATCTACCTCAGTTGGATGAGGCATAACCATTTTTACTAAGACTAATATAAACCCCAATACAGTACTAATAAGTCTTTGTAGAGCAATTCTATCTAATAATCTCATTATACACCTTTATAGATAATCGAACCCATAATCTGGTAATTTTTGAACAGGAAATCCATTAAAGTTGCTAAAAGCATATGTGGCATTCTGTTTGATCATACCTTCTGCCACATCACTATGAATTAAAAATGACCCATCTGGCACCGGACCCCAACCCGGATGACCTCCATCATTCCATTTACCCCAACTATTTTGTACTAAAAATGCTGTATCTCCATTAGTATCATCACACGCTATCCAAGCCATACAATGCGCCCAACTACCGCTAGTTTTAGAAAAACCCTTGCTATCTCTTTTATTACTAAAACCATAATTAGAACATACTGCTATACCATAACCATTAGCAAGCGCATCTCTAGCTTCTTCAACACTTTGAATTAATGATACTGTTCTAATTTGATGATCATTAGCAAGATCTAAAACAGCATCAGGCACTCCTCTGCCTCCCCAACCAGCACCTAACATTCCATTATATTTACTTAGGTCTATAACTCCCTTATAATTTTTTCTAACAAGAATGCCGCCTATTTTATTTACAAATTCAGCAGCTTTACTTCCTGTCATCCCTTGGCCGCTCCATCCACGAGCACCATAAATAGCTTCTGTTGCCCCTCTTGCTACCCACCCCTCTCTTTCACCGCCAATATCAATCTCTACTGCTCTACTAATATCACAAGCATTTCTAGTACCATGGCTTACACAATCCCCAGTAACTTGTCTTTCTTCATAAGGCTTCTTATCAAATTTTAATACAGACTTATAAGGTACGCTTAGTTTTCCCTTACCGCTGTTAGTAATTTTAGAACTAGCATCACCGAAATATGGATATTTTAAAGTTTCCATAAGATGATCAAATTCATGCTGTGACCAACGGGCGCCTTCGTATCCTTCTCTGTATTTATTATACCAGTCTTGTGGTGTTAATCTTGCCATTATTTGCTAGCCTCATTATAAGCCCAAGCCAGAGCATTAAATCCTGCAACTGCTTTGGGTCTAAGTTCTTTGGATAAATTAATATGATCATCACCTATGGATGCTACAATAACATCTTGAGATTCTTTGGCTAAGTTAGCATATTTACCCTTAACATCCAGTCTTAACATTGCACCAGATAAACTATTTGCTTGACGAATTTCTTCAGTATTTTTAATTACTTCATTTTCTCCATCAAGCTCTACCAATCGCCCCAGATCTAAGCATAGATCACGAAGTCTTACCAAGTCCGATTTATCTGCTTTTGCATTTTTCAATAAAAGCACAACATCGTCGGTTTCTTTTTTTACAGCCTCGTCTGTTGGAGCAACTAATTCGACCACATCAACATTATTAGGATTTATAGTAGGAGTTAAAAAAGATAGATCTGGCTTAAACAAGCCAAGAAGAATTAAAATAACCGCTAAAACTAATAACAAATTTTTAGTAGACTTCATCATACCTTTTCCTCTTTTTTACAAACATTGGGAGATAAGAATGGAAACATTTGATCAGCAACCTTAATAGCTTCTACACAGTTACTTTTTTCTGCCAAGTCTCTGGTTTGCTTCCAAGAGACTACCAACTTAAAGAAAGTATCATCTGTTTGTGATGATGGCGTTGTCACTGGAGTAATCTTTGGAACCTCAACTACTGGTAATTTAGAATTAGAGACATTAAATTTATTAAATAAATCAGTTAACAGTTTTTGTACTGGACTTAATTTATCTTTAAATAAAACCCATAGAACCAAACCAACACCAGCATAAAGAGCTAAGTCCATTCCGCTCATACGACTACTAAATTGATCGAAACTTTCTGTTATATTCATTTTAATAAACCTTTATTTTTCTGAAACCTTTGGAATAACATCTAGAATAGAATTTACTTTAGCGCTTGGATCAACAAAAACACCAGCATTTCTAAAAGTGGTTACCATAGCATCAATTGTTGAGCTGACCAATATCATAAGTATAGATTTCACATGCTTATGTATTATAGGTTCAACCATATTAGGAACAAAGGGAACATCTATTACTAAGAAAACACTATCATAAAATTTAGATACACAATCCATAGCTAATAATTTCTTTTCTGGACTACTTAAGTCTGCACCAATTTCTTCTATAATCTGAATTATAGCGGCTACCACTAGCTGTAGAATTTTCCACGCTTGTGCTAGTGCAATAATCTTAACTGTTTTCAGAGATTCTTTGGTTTGGTTGGTTAGTTTTTCTGCTTCTAGTTTTATTTGTTCTATGCTTGTTGACATTTTTTTTACCTCTATTTTTAATATTTGCTTCTTTTCTTTCGTCTTCTGTTGCTGTACTCCACCAAGTTTGTTTTAGTTTTGTTCTTCCATTGATATATTTAAATAAAACCGTAAGTTGCCCAATTATAAGTATAGTAGCTTCTAGTCCTTTGGTAGTTTCTTGAATTAAATCTTCTTTTTGAGTATTACTATCTAATAAGCCTAACAGATATAGTCCACTAAATAAAAAACTAACTAGAGTAAACCAAAATTCACTGGTACGATATCCGGGTTTAATCATTTATTATTCTCTCGTCTGTTATGTATAGATATATAATATTATACACCCAATTATTTATGTTCAATTCTATCTTCTAGTGCTTCTAGGGTTTTTCCTAGTGTTGCTATTTGTATTTTTAGTTCTGTCATAACTTCTGTGTTACGCTGTAAAGCATTAGCAAAAGCAGCTTGTGTTTCCTTATTAATAGCTAATCTTTCCATAATAAATTGACGGTCTTGAAGGTAGGGGCTTTCGTTTTTAATAAGTTGTGCCACCTCATTTTTTGTAACCATATTTTTTCCTATCGCCACCCAGAATCCTAGCATTGTTACGATAATACCAATGCTTGTGGTTGCTATATTTTCCCAGAAATGAATAATAGTTTCTGACATAGTTAAATACATCAAAGAAAAAAGCCACCAATACTTTGATAGTATGATGGCTTTATTCTGTAAATGCCCTCTAAATTCTAAATTATATAAATATCATTAATTAGTTTTTGATGCATAGTTTTGAGAAGTTGGTGCTGGTTTGCCAGTAAGGAATACTAGTTTACCGGGTGAACTTCTTGTGACTGCTGCTGCTGTGTCGGATGCAAGGCTATCTGTTGCAACAACTGGGAAATTCTCATCAAAAGCACCAGTAACTCTGTTATACTTGTTAGCTCTAATAGCGGTTGTGAATCTGCGTGTTCTTAGAGTAACTAGACTATTGATGCCACGAATTGTATCTCCATCATTACCTGGTGTTTTGATAACATTTGTAGAAACACCAGCAAGTTCATCAGTAATTAGACTAGAAATTGGTTTAACATGATTGTGGGCAAATGTACCACCACTTATTGCTTTGCCAGCATAATCTTTTTCTGTAACAGAATTCTCTATTACTGTGGAACCAAAAGTTGTTACAACTGGACGAACAGTCTTAACACTATTTACAACGCCAGAACTAACTGAACCATTAGCACGAATTGTGCCACCATTGTTATTAGCTGTGGTATATTGACCATATTCACCAGCATTAATATTTGTGCCGTCTGTTGCTTTACCAGCATATGGTTGAGTGCCAGCATAATTTGATGTTGCCATTTATAAACTCCATAATAAAAATTTTATAGATTGGTGTGAACTGATTAATCATACACCGTTTTTATTTTTGTTTATAGAATTGAATATCAAGAAGTTTTTTAAGCTGTGTATGGATGTTGTCCTATATCCAAATAGGCCAGATTTAACCATAGTTTCAAAATGTTTCTCTGTCCATGTGTTTCCCGTACATACAACTTTAAGATCTTTAGAATTTTGATATAAAAATATAGAGGCTAATATATTATCGGCTAAATTATCTAGAAAGTATCCCGTAGAAGGATAGACGTGGGTTACGTTATGTGTTTCAAAAATTTCGCAAATTTTTTTTAAACAATGATGGTCGAAAACACGATATTCTAGTATATATCTTGGTTCAATATTATTGGCTTTACATAAATCCACAGAAACTTTTACATCATCCCTAATCTTGTCATACTTCCTATTAGCTGCTAAATTTTGTGGCATAACCAGATCTAATGCCGTTGCCCCAGCTTTTATAGCCTGCTCAATAGCACACTTTCTAGTTTTAGGATCAGAAATACCTAATGGATAATCTATTAAACAAGATACTACTATTTTATCTGGTACTAGATTTTTAATAGGCTTAACTAAATAATATGGGACTGTTATACTATTAACTGGATAACTAACGATTTCATTTATAAGATTTTTAGCTGATGTTTCATTTATTTCAGTATCAATAATAGCAAAATCAATGTACATTTTATTTAGATTTTTTCATTAAATTTTTTACATAATCAATGTTGGGATATTTTTTAGTTCCAAGAATACCATCGGCAAAACCATAATTAACAGCTTCTTCTGATGTTAGAATCCAATCACACTTACTTGCTAGTTGTGAAACAATATGCTTTTTAGCCATCATCTTTTTCCAATTCTTCTCTTTTGCAATACTGCTATACATACACCTTTCTGTGAATATATCAACCATCTTATCGCACTCTTGCTCGTTCCACTTTACTGAGCTAGCAGCAGCTTTACTGTGTTCGCCATCTAATGTAAATGAACCATAATGAATCATTACATTAGTATTTGGCATTAAAATTCTTAGATCAGCAGACTGTAGCAAAACACCACTACAAGATTCTGCTTTAGCATAGGCCAGTATAATAATTTTAGACTTACAAAACTTTATAGTATCAAACATCCCTAAACAATCTTGCCAATTTCCACCGGGAAGATGCATGTGTATTAGAATTGGGTCTAATGAAACAGTATCTAGATATCTAAGATTTTTTTCAAGAATTACTGCTGATCTATAATCAACCCCACCCTCTTCTTCGGAGTCTACTAGGTATGAATGTAAATAGATTTCTCTATTATCTATATCAATATTATAGTTATGAATATCATGTAGTGTGTTCTGATTGACCATTCATTTCCTCTAGTGCAGTATATACTTTATCGTTAATGAGTTTCATCGTTTCTGAATCATTAAAACATTTACCAACAGCTATTCTGAATCTATATCTAGTAAATATATCTAAAATTTCTACTCCATTTGTTTCTTCAATAATATTTTTTATAAAGGGGGATATATTAAAATTTGCATGACCAATCCAAAAATTAAAAATTTTACCAGAAGCAGTATGCTCATTGTAAGGAATTAGTCCTAGTGGTGAAGCGATAACTTTGATTGGTTTTGATGTATTTTTAATAATTTTCTTGTGTGGGTAATCTTCATCCTCCTCGTCTGCGTTTTCTATTTCATCGAGAATAGTGTGATTTTCATTATTATAGTCTGTCCACGCAGATTCGTCAGAATCATGACCAAATGGGTCAATCCATTTTTCCCAAACTATTAGTGGTTTATTGCTTGTCATATTATATATTAGTATTATTTTGACTACTTTCCAAGATGATTGTAAAACTGAGACGCCCCAATGATTGGTTTATGTTGTTCACCTTTATATTCTGGTTCGTCTTTTATCTTTTTAGACCATTCTTGAATAACACTACTAATAAAAACCCCATAATCCGGATAAGCCTCAGACATTTCAAATAAGGTATCTAATATAGATTGAACATAATAGCCCTCATTAATTAGATACAATAAAAATCCAAAATACTCTGATGATTTTGGTGATGTATCATCGATAAATATTCTTATCTTGAGTTTATCATCATCATCAATAAAAAAAGTTATACTGTTTTCTTTTTTATTGGTAGAGGATTCTAAAGATGGTTTTTTACTAAATAAATTTTTAATAAAATTATACATATTACTTTAGTTTTTGTATAACCTCAAAAATAAGATTGCTATACTGAATAGGTTTTAAATAATCAAACTCTATCCAATAACAATTATTGATGCTATTCGTATAATTAACAATAAAACCATAAATAACATTTAGTGTTGGAGTTTGATCTTCATTTTTAATGTCCGATGAGTGCAAATTAATAATTTGTGGCAATAGTTCTAGATCACTAACAAAAACATACTGCTTTAAATAATTTACTAAAACGGAATTTAATGAAGACAACTTATCTATATCTAAGATTAAATGTGGAAATTCAAGATCAGTATCCTTTGTTGATAAAATATATTTTTTATTATTAGGAATATCTGTGGCAAAGACCACAGCGTTGATATTGACTTTGAAAAATTGTTCACTTGACATTTGCCATTTCCTTAATGGTTTCAATAGCCTTGTTTAATCCTTGACGCACAGCTTCTCTAGTGATGCCATATTTTTTACCGATTTTATCAAAGGTATACGACTCAAAGTAATATAGTCTAATATAGTCTTTTTGTCTAGCTGTCAAACAGTCTAGAGAAAGAAGGTTCTCAATTAGTGAGCTGAGTTGTTCTTTTTCTTCCTTGTTGATAATTTGATCTTCTGGGGATATGCTTCTAAAATCTTCTATGAAAGAATGTGCTGTAGTAGATTCATCATTTGATTCTAGAACATGGTCCAAAGAATAAACTTGTTTAAATTTCTTGTTTTTCTTATGGTTCTTAGAAACATAGGTTTGAATGGCCCACAAAGCACACTGGTTTCTGTATGAATATTTTGTCTTCTTAGTGCCTTTAGTGTTTTTGTAGTCATTATCCCATCGCCAGTCTGCCATCATAATAGCGTTAGCTATAGAAGAAATAGCATCCTCGTCCTTGAGCATTTTTGTGGCTAGTCCCTGATAGAACTGATTAGAAAATTTAGAAATAGACTTTTTTGCTAATAGAATATACTCATGCAGACTATCGAACTCTATATCCTTGTGGTCTTTGTATGCTATTTTCTGATTACCGATACCATTTAATTGTAGTAACATTTTTATACTTTATCCTTTATAATGTTGTCCTTGGGAATATTTTTATTGATCACATCTGCTACTAATGACTTAATACATTGTCTTAATTCCTTTCGTTGATCTTCAGAAAATCCTATATTTGAATCTTCAGAAGAATCCAAATTAAAATCCATATAATATTTTGCGATAATTCTATCCAAATCTGACTCTAGAATATCTAAGGAGTATGGTTTAGGCTTTAAAGATTCTATAATATCATATAAGGGCTTAACTAATCCCTTAGGTTCTCCATACTTATAAAGCATCCTTTGAATAAGCCACAGCAAATATTGTTGCTTATCGTCTGCCGCAGCATTTTCTATTTGGTTAGCTTTTTCCATTGGTCGGGATCTGGCCTATCTTTATCTCCAGGTTTAGCTGGACGATATTTCTTTCCTTCTCTTTCCTTCTTTTTACGAATATTATCCCAAAGTCCAGGTTTTGAGGCGCCTTCTGATGTATCGTCAGAATCAGAGACATACATGATAAAATCGTGGATTGTTCTCATATAATCCTCTGTAACCGCAATCTTACCCTGTAGCCAGCTTTCTGTCAAATTTTCTTTAACACTTGGATTCTCAAGGGACTCCAGTATGTTCTGACTATGTTGCATAATTGCTCTTAATGAGCCAACACTCATTTCATAAAAATCTTCTTTATATTCTTGCATTTCCATTTCCGGGGTTTCATCCTCACTAGATATAGATTTGGTAATACTATTTAGGATATCATATATTCTGTACATATTTACACCTGTATGCTTAGGAAGTTGTCTAGACCCATTTGTTCTATCAATTTTAGAAAACTAGTATAAAGAATGATACCATCTTCAGAACCTTTTAGTAGTGGTATCATAATATTTGCTGTAATTTCATCACCAGTCGATCTAGCAGCTAGAATAGTTTGTCTTTCAGCATCAGCTGCTTTTCTAACAGAAACTAAATTATACTGAATCATGGCCACCACATCGTGTCTCTGCCATACTGGTGGTGTAACCGTGATAGGTTGTGCATCAGCATCAAAAAATTCTAGTCTCTGGAGATTTACAGAAGCGTGTTCATGCTCTTGTTTAGCATCTTCTTTAATAGTTGCGGCTAGTTTTTTATAACCCCATCTATCAAGATGTTCAGCTTGTGCTGTTAGTGCTAAGGTTTGTTCCCAGTGAATATTTAGTGATTGTTTTAATAGTTCAATAACAGGATTAGTTGTATTTGTTTCTACTTCTACTTCTGCTGTTGATTCTAAAAGTTGATCAATTGATTTATCTTCTGTCATGATCATAGTCTCCTTAGTTACCACGCTTTGCAAGACCAATAACGAGCCTTCCATTTAGGGCCGGGATTATCGCAGTTGTGTCTTGCTCTAAAGCTTTTGCGTCTTGATGGAATATTTTTTTTAATTTTCATATTAGGATCACCAAACCTTACGATCACCACATTACCACTTTCATTTTTGGTATACACAGCAAATTTTTTAGGACCATCAGACGTTCTAAATGGTTTGTTTAGTGTTACTTTCCTACCTTGGTATTCGGCTCCTTTGGCTTCACCATCATACCTTAGATATCGACCATCTTTTTTATAGTTGCCCTTTTTCTCAAAATAATATACTTCATAAGTTACAGGATCTATATATTCATACTTGGCTTGAGTTGGTAATTCTACTTCTTCTGTGTCCTCACCAAAATCAACATAGTCTTGTTCCTGTGGTACTATAAGATTGGAAGATGTAACTTCCTCAACACTGCCACATTCTTCACAATCATTAATAGCAAAAGTAAAACCAAGAATATCTAAAACATTCTCTAATAGACTAGATTTGGATTTTTTTGTTTGCCCTAAACAAATAGCTACTCTCTGCTTAGAATCTGGATATTCTTTTTTCATTGTCTCGTTGCCCATACAGCGAGATACAAATTTTTGATTATCTTCGTTTTGGTTTCTTTTTGGTATTGGCATGATAACTATTATTCCTAAGTAAATTTTCGGTTATAATATTGGTGGTTTGATTCCAAGAATATTTTTGAGCAGTTAACAGACCTTCTGGATTTGTGTCTATAGAATTAGAATACACAAATTTCATGTAATTGATAGTTTGGTCTAATTCATTATTGGATAATTTAGCCCATTTACCATGACCATTGAACCATTTTCCGTCATTTGCTGCTTCTAACTCGTTTACATTTACCAAATAGCAGTTTTTATCATTGCAGTATTCGGTGTGTGCTGAATAATTTGTTGCTATAATTGGTTTATTTAATGCCATAGCTTCTAAAATTTCATTATTCCAGCCTTCTGCCCTAGAAATAAATACCCCACAATCACTATCATCAATAAATTCTGCCAGATGATACTGGGTTGGTAGTCTATTAAAGATTTTAATTTTATCTTTTAGCTTACAGCTTTCTACTAGATTTAGCCACTGATTGTGTTCTTCTTCAGATAAGAATGGATTAAATGGTAATAATCTTAATTCAACATTATCTTTTTCTGTAAAAGCACTATCAAAAGCTTTTAATAAAACATCTTGAGATTTTCTAAGTTCCCATTTGCCAATATGAAAAAACACATAATTATCTTTTTCTACTTTAATCTTATTTGGAGACTGAAAAATAGTAGTATCAACACCTAGCGGAGCAACATATATTGGTTTAATAATATCATTATTTAATAATACCTGTTTAGCCCAAGAAGATGCCACAAAAATATAGTCAGCATAATTAAGATGGTGTTTTTCTCTATCTGTTAATCTATCAACCTCGAAAAATGGAAAGACATAGTAATGACCATTACCAACTCTTTGAGATAGATCGTGCTGGTGCCAAATTTTTAAGCATGGTGCATTGTAGTCGAAATCATTACTATTAGTAAGAACTTCTTGAATAATAGCCTTGTCTTGTTCTGAATTTATCTCTATATTATTGCCAATAGGAAATAATGATAATTTAGTATCTGGTTTAGTATACAGCCCCTTAACAATATTTAAGGAAGTTATACCATATCCAGTGCTATTAATTGGACAATTAAGATTTAGATTTTTCATTTTTGATCATACTCCGAAAATTGGATTTTTATTAGAATGTATTTGATTTACTTTAGAAAATTGTCCACATCTTGACATATGTTTTACAGAATTAGCTCCAATATAGCAACAGCAAGATCGTATTCCTCCAAGAAGTTCTTGCACAACATGCTCCAAAGAGCCTTTGTATTGAACAGTTATTTTGGTTCCCTCGCTTGCTCTATAATTTTTTTTACCGTCTTCAAAAATATCTTGTGAATGATGTGTACTCATACCATAGTATGTGAATCTGCCTTTAGTTTTTCTGTCGGATCCAACTGTTGTGGAATAATCTCCTCCTAATTCCCACTCTCCTTCACATGGATCACTACCAGCAAAATATCCTCCAAGCATAACAAAATCGGATCCAGCACACAATGCTTTACATACATCTCCAACATTTTTGTGACCACCATCAGAGCAAATTAGACCCAATTTTTTGGGACCATTTTGTAGACCATGAGAAACATAAGAATTTTCTAAGCAACAAGATAATTGAGGTAAACCACAGCCAGTTAAAAAGCGAGTCGTACAAGCGGAACCTCCTCCTATGCCGACCTTAACAATATCCACACCACCATATATAATCAGTTCTTGAGTTGATGATGTGTTAGTAACATTACCTGCAATAATAATAGACTCAGGAAAATTTTCCCTTACCTTTTTGCAGTAACGAACAAAAACATCCATGTGTCCATTGGGAACATCAATACATATATTTGGTTGTAATCTTGTTTGTTCTTTAAATTTTATTAAACTCTCTAGTTCATTTTTTTTATATCCTATTGAAATAAAAGTATAGTCTATATTTTGTATATTATTGGTGAAATAATCTATTAAATTTTCTATTGAATGATATTTATGTAAACAAGCTATCATTTTATGAGATGCTAATTGTTTAGCCATTTCAAATGAGCAAAAACTCATATTGGCACAGATTATAGGTATTCCATGCCATTTTCTAGGAGAATGATAGAAGAAAAACGTCCTTTCAAGTTCTATATCTGATCTACTAGTTAGAGTAGATCTTTGTGGAACTATGAGAACATCGTCAAAATCTAATTTAGTTTCATTAATTATTTTTTGCATACTAAGCCTGTTTCATATATTGGTCTGTATCATAACAAGTTAAGTTTTCAGAATGGTCAAAACCATTTTCGCTAACGCAAATTGTTGGTGCTGGCATTTTGCCTTTTCCTTTGTAGTGTTTAAATGTGGCTAAAATAGCACTAATCTCATCTGCACTATCAATAATAAATTTCATTTGTCCAGAAGAGACGTAGTATTTTGGCATTTGATTACACCGAAAAAAAATACCATCTTTTATGGGTATCAATATTTTCTGAAGTATCTATATGAATAAGATATGCTTTAATCTCATCCCATGTTGAAAAAATCATTTGATGAGGAATTGTGCCAAATAGCCAATCTGGGGTATTCTCTTTACCTTGTTCCATATGTACTATAATAGGCTTTTTTTCTCTATTAGCTAGAAATATTTCTTCTAATGTCCCACATGGATGAGTATCAAGATCTAGGTTCACAATTAAAAAATCGCTAATGTCTACAAGCCTAAGATCTACAGAACGAATAGTTTTCATCATAGATGTTAACTCGTCGTATCTTTTTTTAGACTTGAGTTTAAGCTTAATATTGTGAGTATCAACATCTTCTAAACCAATATCCGTTGGTTTTCTAATAGGATTAAAAACTATAACATCTAATTGTTCTAGAAATGGAGTTATATTATCTCTCCATGTTGCGCCTCTATCTTTAACCCTATCCATAGCACCAGCCAGATATACTCTTTGATTTTTCAGTCTGTGTAGCATTTATTAATCCAAAAAGAGAAAAGAAAAAAGATTTTTTGATGGCTTAATTCCAGGATAAATACCAGCCCTGGTTTTTCTTAGAGTGTCATATCCATGATACAAGCCGAACAAAGCGCAGACGATAAGAATGGTTTTCATACAAGTTATTGTATATCTAGAGCATCCTCTGTCAAGACATTAACATTACTTGAGAAGGATTCAAACACAGAGCAAAACCAGGATTTTTATTAGATATATCATAATGAAATGTGACATGTTCACAATCATATGAGGCATATTGACCAGATGTGTAGTGTTTGGTCTTATATATGCACATACCACCAAAGGCACTATTCACACTTATTGGTCTTGATCCAACGGGCAATATCCAAAGACCGAACCACAACATCCTATTATAATTATTGTAGTGTTCAGTAAGTTTTTTGCCTTGTAGATCATCCCACCAAGAACCACGAAAAGCCCAAGAATCATAATTCCAAAGCGTTAGTTCAGAAGTATTAAATATGTCTTTAATTTCAAAACTATTTCCAGACATAGCATCAATATTAGGATATTCTTTTAACCAACCAAAACTATTAAAAAATCCAGTATTGCTGATATCTATAAAATCCATATCCATGATAATAGTGAAATCAAAATTGGAATAGTTTATTTTTATATGTTCTTTAATTATGTTTCTATATTCTGCTAGTGCATTAATTCTTTCTTTGTCCTTACCTGTACCAAATTGAGGCCTATTATAGTTTTGTGATAATAAAATAATATTATGATTTTTTAAAGATAAAATTTCATTTATGGTATTATCTGTTGAGTCGTTTTCAAATAATACAATCTTATAGTCTAAACAATTATGATCTAAAATTTGAATAATTTTCAATAAATTATTTTTAATACAATGTCCGAGATTTCTGCACAAACCAGCAACCACTACATTTGATTTTAATAAAAGTTCTTTGCCCTTATCAATCTTGTCAAGATAAATAGTAGTATAAGATGGATCTACTGGTAAAATATTATTAATGTTTTGTTTTTGTTGAAGCATATGAATGTAATTTCCTCATGGTTTAATTTTTTGATTATACCCATCTTTATATTGATCTTGAATAACGAATAGATTTTTATAGTTTATCATGTTATTGCTGTCCAGTTTTTAGGATACCACTTATAATTTATATATTGAGCTAATCTTGGATTTTTTTTATAATCTATAAATTCTGGATGACATATTATTTTTTTATTAGTATTTTTATTTAATAGCGATGCCCAATAACTAAAACTACTATTTGTATTAATTATATGATCACACATAGATAGTAAACATAATCCAGTAGCGCTCATCATTGGATTAGTATATTGAATATTGTATTTTAATTCTAAATCTTTAAACAAATCCCTACACTCTGCTATATTATCACTAAAAATCAAAAATATCGAATTTGGATTAAAATGCTTTATCGCATTATAATAATATTCGTATTCCAAATATTTATGTGGGTGTGTGCTATTTTTATATTCTGTTCTTACGCTTATCCCAACTATTTCTTTATCTGTTATTGGTAATAATGTCCGGCATTCATTTATAAAAGAATTTTTAAATTTAAATAAAATATTAATAATATCATCTATATATTTAATAATTAAATCATGATGAATATTCCAATGACACATAATATCAATATTATAATGATTATTAATATATAATAATATGTTTTCATAAGATAAATTACTTAAATTCATATAATGCCATTTTATGTGTTTTATTTTATCTTCAGGTAAAAATTCAAAAATACTATCAAAATTCAAAAAAACATCTTTATGATATAGTATGGGTTGATTAAAATTTTTATTAAAAAATTTCATAGTAGTATGAATATTTTTATTATCAAAATTAATATCTAAAATTGCAGGAATAATATTACAGTCCTTATGGATACAGTACATCAATGCATAATGAGACATTAATGTAGCAAAACCTTCCTTAATTAAATAATCTGGATGAATAGATATGTAGCTCATGATTGATTTATATATATTGCTTCAACAGTATTGTTGAGTTTTTCATTATTAATTAATTTAAATATATCATTTAATAATGATAATGTATCATTTTTATATAATAATATCCATTTATTAAATTTATCTTTAGCTAGTTGCACAGTTTCGTGTGCTCTATTTATTTCTTCATCAGAATCGCCGTAGGCTATGCCATAATCAAAAGTAAAATTATTTTTTGCGTTGATTCTAGATTCAAAATATTCTTTTTTAGATTTTCCTTCTATTGGATGTAATACTGTTATACATCCTAATAGTGGAGCTAGTATGCTATAGAAAGTATTGGGATCATAACAATAAAATTTATTAGATATTTTCATAATATTAATTATATCATCTATATTTTTATTATCTAAAGAAATATCAAAATTATTATGCATATATTTTATATTTTTATGAAATTTTCCAGGACAAAATATTACTTTTTTAAATAAAAAACAATTCGTTAACTCTCGCCTTTTAGTCTCATAATTTATATTTTCATTTAATAGTGCTGTAATTTTCGGATTGATCCATAAATTTACAAGCTGTTTCGAGTGTTTATGTGGATGGGGTTCCCAGTGATAAACTATATCATTACTATCCCAATGTTCATAATGATTGGTTTGTGTTTCAAAACCAAGATCTAGTAATACCCATCTTATAACGTGTTTAGCATTTAATGGATTTCCAGTAATAACTTCTGGATATATGACAACCGTATGATCATCAACTTGATGAGGATTTACAAAAGAATTACAAAAATTATTCTGATATCTACTATGATCATATGTGCATAATAACGCATATATTTCTGGATGATTCAAATCGTTGATGCTTTTTGCAAGATTGTGTAAAACTTGAACACCACCACATAAATCATCTAGTGGAGGAGTATATATTACTATTTTAATTTTATTATTATATAATAATTTATTTTTAATTCCAATATTATGATAATGATTTAAGATTTCAATTTCTGATTTATTTTGTAAATTATATTTATTTTTATAAAAATTGATATCAAAATTTGTATAATAACTATAAAAACTATTAATATCAAATTGATCAGGTTCTCCAAATCTATGGTTGTAATCTGATATTAAATGATAATTTGTTTGATTTCTTAAAAAAGAAACAGACCTATGAATAGATAATCTATATAGATTTGTCATTTTATTTTATCTGTAAAAAATTTTATAATATTATTAGTGACATAATCCACATCTTGTATATTCATTCCATGATGAGAGCCTAATAAAAATCCATTTTTCATTATGGTATCGGAATTTTTAAATTCTTCAAGATATTGTCTGTATATCGGATGTCTTGTTATGTTGCCAGCAAAAGTAACTCTAGTTTGGATATTATTAGCTTCTAAATAATTAAGTAATTCATATCTATTATCACACTGTAATGGTATAGCTAACCAATTTGGTTTTATACTATCATTAGGTAGAATAAGCTCTTCGCAATCTTCTAAATTTTTTAAGTATCTTTCAATATTATCTCGTCGTATTTGTTTGAAAGTCTCAAATCTTTGCAGTTGGATCAATCCAAAAGCAGCATTCATTTCACTACTTTTCATATTGTAACCAAGAAATCCATATAAAAATTTATGATCATATGGTATGCCATCAACGCTGTGATTAAATCTATCGCTCATAATTTCAGAATTATCTCCAATTCTACCCCAATCTCTTAGATTCAAACAAGTATTTTTTAATTTTAAATTATTGAACATTACCATCCCACCGGAACCACCAGCAGTTATAATATGGCTAGCATAAAAACTAGTAGTAGATATGTCTGTTTCTATGGTATTAGTAATAGTATCTGCTGAATCTTCTATTAATACTATGTCTTCTCTTCCAATTTTAACTAATTCTTCTTTAAGTTTTTTCCAGTCTGGTTTATTACCAATAAGATTAGGAAGCATTACAACTTTTATAGAATCATTTATTTTTTCTATAATTTGTGGCACCGATGGAACATATGTTGTTAATTCAACATCGCAAAAAACAGGTTCTAATCCAAGTTGAATCATTGGAGCTACTGTGGTTGAAAATGTGCAAGCAGGAGTTAATATTTTAGTTCCTTTTTCAAGCTGCAAACTAGCAAGAGCCAACAAACATGCGGAGGAACCAGAATTAACGAATACGCCATATTTTTTACCAAATATCTCAGATATTTTTTCCTCAAACTCAATTGATTTTGGACCAAATCCTGCCAACCAACCGTCTTGTAAACATTGATTTACAGCATTTATTTCCTCTTGACCATAAGATTCAAATTTATTGGGGGCATACCATATTTTTTTCATTTTTTATTTCTCTATATGTTTTTATTATTCCCTGTTCCAATCCTATAAAATCTATATTTATATTATTATACTCTCCAATATAATCAATATCATTGTTATTATTTTGTATTTCTATGTTAGTAGAATAACAATCTAATCTATTAATTATTTTGGCTATATCTAATAATGTATGTTTTTCTTTATAAACACAATCTATATTTTTAGGAATATTATTAAATTTTAAATATTTATTAAGTATACTAATAAAATCTGGAAAATATATAAAGTCCATAAACTTATTTTGATGTATAACTAAATTTTCTTTATTTAAATATCTTTGTATATTAGACTTAATAAATCTACGAATATTTTCCCTATCATCAAACACAGCATAAATTCTTAAATTATAAAAATTTAATTTATCAGATATTGAGGATGAAATTATTTTCTTGCTTAGTCCATAGAAAGAGTCTGACATTGTGCGTTCAGCCCCAGATCCAATATTTATAAATTTTTTAAAATAATGACGATGATTTAATAAATTCAAATACATTCTAATATTATCATCCAAAATAGAAGAATCATCTGATCTTAATCTATTTCCGCCCACAATTGCCGTATGTATAACTGCATCGAAATAAATATTACTATTTAATCCAGAAAACCATTGTTTTGTATGTTCATAATTTCTAAGATCAAATGTTTGTCTATTTATTGTTGTAATATTGTATATATTACCTAAATATCTAATAATATTAGATCCAATATATCCATTGCTACCAGTCAATAAAATATTCATATTCTTGTAGCAAATATAACTTTGCAGTATCCATTTGTGTGTGTCAAATCTATCTGTTCGGTTATATTGTATCCTTGTTTTGGTAAAAAGTCAATAAACTGATTATACAGGTCCGCTCCATGTGTTTCTATATAATATTCCTCAACACTACGAATATATTCTATATCAAGATCAAACAGTGTGCGCTCTGCTGTTTCTATATCAAATTTTACACAGTTTGGTCTATATTTTTCATATAATAATTTAAGATCATTACTAGAATTGATAGCATATAATATAAATTCATATCTATTATCCACTGTAATTTTATTGCTAAACCAATCTATTTCTGATGGATCAATATCTACTCCGATTACTTTAGATGCTCCTTTAGAAATAAAATATTCTGGTGTAGTAAGCCATGTATCTTCTACTCTTTCAACACGATTCCATCTCCCGCAGCCAAGATCTAATACAGTTTTATTATTTACATTTACAAATTTCCAATGTTCTTTTGAGTTCTCGTTATCTAATTTATGCATAAATTTACCTCATCTTATAATTAATTAATATCTATTAGATTTCCAGGAATAATTTTACCATCAACATCTATTCCTTTTGCTTTAACTTTAGGTTCATGTTGCTCGTTTGGGTCTGTAAAAACTTCAATTATACATGGTCGATTATTTTTAAATATCTGTTTTAATTGACGATTTAAATATTTATTTGATCTTATACTATAATATTCAAAATTAAAGGATTTGGCAATTTTTTTATATGATGGCAACGATACACCACTAGAAATATTACTAGCTACTAAATGTCCATTAAAAAAAGAATTTTGTGTTAATTTAATAGATAAATATCCATTATTATTTAAAATAAAAATTTTAATAGGTAGTTTGTGGTACTGTATTGTTTCTAATTCTTGTAAATTCATCATTATACTGCCATCTCCTTCAATACAAATAATAGGTTTTTTAGAACCATAATATGCTCCTATAGAGGCTGGTAATCCATATCCCATTGGCGCTGTTCCTTCATTACTAAATAACTGTTGGTTATCTCTTAGTATCATAGTTTTTAATGGAACAACGTGTGCTGTTCCATCGCTCGTTACAATAATGCTATCGTCTTTTAAGTATTGTTGTAATTTTTCTACAAATACATATGTGCTTACATATTTTTTTATATCTCTGTGTTTTTGTAATACTAGAGTTTCTTTAGATCTTTCTTCTAGAATATAATCTTGCCAATCTTCAATGTTAGGTTTTTCTATTTTATCAGATAATAGATTAAAAAATACTTTTAAATCAATATTCCATTTAAAGGTGGTTTTGCATAGATTCAATTTTTTCAATTCGTTCTTGTCTATATCTATCACAAATTTATTTGCGTATGGAGCAAATTGTAAACTATCATAACCAATCATTTTAGGATTTAGACGAGAACCTAGAGAAATAATAAAATCGCTTTCTTGGATTAAATGATTAGATGTCTTTTGTCCTAATAATCCAAAACGACCAGCATAATATGGATAACTATTATTAATGATATCTACAGCGGAATGTGGTCCGGACATCACTGGTATGTTGGTTTTTTCTAGAAAGTTTCTAAGAGATTGAATAGTGTTTGAAGCTTTTATTCCTCCTCCTATAACTATTATTGGTTTTTTAGATTGAGCAAGCTGTTTTTTAAATATATCTAAATATAAGATATTATTTAAATTATCATACATACTATATAATATTGGAATCTGATATTGTTTAATATTACTAATATCTATAAATGAGCTTTGGATATCTAAAGGTATATCAATCCATACCGGACCTGGTCTTCCAGAAACCGCAATATGATGTGCTTTTTGAAGCTCATATAATATTTTCTTTGGATCATTAACTAATACAGAATATTTAACCATCTGTTTTACCGTATCAACTATATTAAATTCTTGCTGTCCAATTTGCCGACATCCAGTATTTTTACTTAATTGATTGGTGGGAACTTGACCAGATATTATTATCATGGGTATGGAGTCTTGAAAAGCACACAATACGCCTGTCAGCGCATTTGTTCCTCCCGGTCCTGTTGTAACTAAAACACACCCAGGAAGATGTTTTGTCCTATAATATCCTTCTGCTGCTATAGAACAAGCCTGTTCATGATGATTACATATATATTTTAATCTTTTGTTTTTACCTAATGAATCTATAAGATGCATACAGCCTCCACCAGAAACGGTAAAAACAGTATCTATTCCTTGATCTGCTATAAAATCAAATACTAAATCAGAAACTTTCATTATTCTATATCATTTTTTGTTAGTGGATCATCTTTCGTTAGATTGTTTTTAGCGATGCAATCTTTTTGTATAAAATTTCTAGAAGACAATTGATTTATTTCTTTTTGATAAGGTATTGCGCTATATAGATCTTCTAATGTTATTTTGTGACCTTTCTTTATATTTTTTCTAACATATAGTCCTCGATATAAAGATTCTAAATATTCTATTTCTTTCTTATCTATAGTACGTCTTTCATTATATGAAGTACCACACATTTTTTGTGCAGTATGGAAAGCTTTGAACCATTCATCTATCTGATGAGGGAGAGAACAGTATAGGGAAATATTTTTTTGTACATGATTATTTGGATATGGTATATCAATATGTCTTTCCCAAGTTCTTGCTCCTTTAGCATAAGATATTAGCATAGAGGAGTGCCAATCATTATATTCGTGTGTTGAAAATCCTATAGTTAATTCAGGATATTTATTTTTAAGATAATCTATTTGATCTAATTCTAATTCATTATCTTCTGTTGGATATTTTGATACGCAATGATTAAGAGCAATATCAATGCTTCTATTACTAAAAAATTTAACGGCATCATCTATCTGCTTCTCATTCGCTCCACCGGTGGACAATATAACTGGTTTGTGTGTTGATGCAATTTTTTGTAATAACATCCAGTCATTTATATCTGAGCTAGCAATTTTAATAATTGGCATATCAAATTTCACACAAAGATCCACTGAGGGTTCATCAAAAGCAGTAGCCATAGGAATACAATCATTCTGCTTTATATAGGATACTAATTCAGCAAATTCATTTTCAGATAATTTGGTTGAATTTGTTTTTTCTATATATCTTTGTCTTTTTGGTAAGTTATCCAAATTCTTAACCGTTTTGGGTTTAAAATCTTTATGTATGAAACTATCAACATCACGGAATTGTAGTTTTATAGATGCTCTTATATTGTTATCCTTAACAATTTTAGAGAACTCTTTAATAATTTGTTTACCTCTTTTTATTGATCCCCAATGGTTATTAGCTAACTCTAATATAAATAAATTAGTAAATATATTGTTTGTATTCATATCCAATCCTTCGTATTAATATTTTTATCATCAATAAATAAATCATAATATGGTTTACCAAATTTAATATCGTGATATTTAACTCCCCAAGTTTTGAATTGATTTAATGTTATATCTTTCCAATCAATACCACTAACTGTTCCCCTAGCAGTCCAATAAATGATGGTATTGCCTTGATCATATAATTTATTAGCTTTTTCTATATTTTCTAATATAGGAGTACTATTAGTATAGTCAGGTTTATTAGGACTATTACATATTGTATCATCAATATCTATATATATTACCATATAAATTTATTATTATAATAGTTTACGATTTTTGACAATTCTTGATGAAAAATTTTCTTAGGTTGCCATCCTAATTGTTTTATTTTTGAATCATCTAATGAATATCTAATATCTTGTCCATTTCTATTAAACGATAAGTCAATATGTTGATCAATATTTTGTATACCATATATTTTTAAGATATCCTTAACAGTTTCCATATTAGACTGTTCAAATCCTCCGCATATATTATATATCTCATTTTTCGAGCCTGATTCTATTAGAGTAATAATTGCAAATGCTGTATCTTCAGCATGTAGCCAATTTCTAATAGGTGTTCCATTATTATGTAAAGGTATTTTACGATTCAATAAAATATATTTACAAGTTTTAGGAATTAATTTTTCTATATACTGTCCTATACCATAGTTATTTGTTGGCCTAGCAATTAAAAATGGAATCTGATATGTTCTATTCCAAGCTAATATCAACATATCTGCGGCAGCTTTTGTTGCTGAATACGGGTTAGAAGGTTTGAGTATGTCACTTTCTGAGTGAGCGCCATTATTAATATCCCCATACACTTCATCTGTACTAATATGCAATAGTATTGGTTTGTTAGAATTTTCCTGTCTATAGTTTTGTATGAGTTTTAGTAGATTGTGTACTCCATCAATGTTTGATTTTATAAAATCATCACTATTGACAATAGAATTACCAACATGAGTTTCTGCTGCGGTATTTATTACATAATCACAATCATATAAAAATTTTAAATCATTAATATCACAATGAACGAAAGAAAAATTAGGATATTTACGAAACTCATCTAATAAATCAGTATTTGCAGCGTATGTTATTTTATCAACACCTTTTACATACCAACCTTTTTCTAAACACAGTCTGGTTATATATGATCCAATAAAGCCAAGACATCCAGTAATATATACTATTTTTTTCATTATTTTAGGTCCATATAAGATCATAATAGTCTTTGTATATTTTATACACTATATCGTCGTCGTGAAGAAAAAATCTATCTTGAAACACAGACATAGTGTGTGGATCTATATCTCTATTCAAACCTGAAAAATGCATAATACATAATTTTTCTCCATCTATAAATAGAGAGTCATTATTATATTCAACAAATCTTTGTTTAATATTCCAATATGCTACATTATATCCTGGATGTCTAAATATTTTTGTTTTTTCTTCAAAATCACCAACAAATCTTAGCCATCCTTGCTCATTAACAAAACCCCAATCTGGCCTTAATATTGGAAATAATAGTGTTTGTTCTCTCCACCATTTTATAAATGATAAACCTCCTTTTGAAGCACCCCAAACTCCAGTATTATAATTACCAGATAAACTAATAGTTCTATTTTGAGGTCCATGATTATCATTTGGTATAGGTTTGGTTATGTGTGGGATAACAACCATATTATTATTTTCAGCTTCATACTGTAAATTATCAAATGAATTATATATAAATGTGTCGCCATCTATAAAAATTGTAGTATCAAAATTTAAATTTTGTAATAAGAATTCTACAATTGCTACTCTACCAACTGTTAGCCAATTTTCTTCGGGAAGACCTATATCTTTAGGTGTTAATTGTATATCGGCTATCTTATTATCAACATTATCTGTTAGTAGCACTGTTGTGTGCGATGGATTATGTCTTTTAGCAGACTCTAAGGCGTGTCTACCTTGAGAGAAATATTTACTATCAAATATGGAGCAGATAGCCTTTTTCATTTTGTTGTACCATAGGTATATATTGTTACGTCAATATCTGTCCATATATCTTCTATAAGATTTTCTATAAAATTCCAGTTACCTCCAGCCAATCCACAACCAAATTTTGGAGCGTGAATTTGTACTTTACTGTCATTATCAAAATTAGATTTTATGTATTTATTTACATTAACCATGCTCTTAGCCAGTGCTAGATAATTCAGTGGTCTGTTGTTGTTTTTGGATATTATACTATTCTGGGCGACCATATTAGCAAAAATTAATTTATGTCCATATGTTTTATCTTTTGCAACTTCAACAAATTGGGTATATCCGAGATTATTTTTAAGAAAACTATTTCCTAGCAGATGATAATTTTCTTTTACGCTAGGATAATGTTTTGCTACAGCACCAGCAAATCCAGCACCAAAAGAATTAATGTTATTACAAACGTGTGGGACTATGATGCTAGATCCATTATTCCCTTGATTAATATAGCTATTAATGTAGTAGAATAAATCTCCATTAATTAATGGAATATTATTTTTTTTAACAATAGTTTTCATAGTGTCCTCCATAAATATCATATGTGTGGTGAAATTCTAGTCAAGATAAATGGTTGTTAGAGCATTACCATTTTTTAAGTGGGCAATGTTGATCTGCCCATGCTAGTTTATTAAGAAGGATTTTTTTATTATTAATATTACAACCACAAACATTACACTCAGAGCGTTCAACAATAAACTCACTACATAGTAAGCAAATATCATATCTCTGATTGATTAATTTTTGACTGCTCTTTGGAGAACCTCGTTTAATATGATTAAATAGAGATACAACAAATGTAACAATTTTATTTAGAAATATTGTCATTTTTGGGGGTTTCTTTTATTGGAGTAATATTATTATCTTTATCTAAACAATAAATTGGTAGGATATCAACAATAGTCTGACTATTCATCCAAGAAGCAAAGCCATCAGTTAGCGAATATGCTAATCTAAATCCATTTTTACGAAAATCAGAAGTTAACAAAAACTTTCTAGAATCGTATTCAAAGCAATCGCCACTAGATAATTCTTCAATATATTTCATTTTCCCAATCTTCCCACAGCTCGTCTGCTTTGATATCTTCTATTTTCTTTTTGAGTTGTTTTTTTGATTTAGACAAAAATCTCTGTTCTTCAGAAAGAGTCTGTTTCTTGTAACTTTTATCAGCCAATTTTTGCCGTCTTAAATCTTTTTTGTTTTCTGGTTCGGACATACTTTTCTCAAATGTTAGGACTATGTTCTTAGTATAGCCAGTTTTTATACGAGGTCAAGGAATTTGATAAAAAATTTTTATCTTGCGTTGAGTAGAAATTCATACTATATGTTATGCAGAGAACATGGTTATAATATCTATTTATCTTTTGTATTCTCTAGTATCCACTCCAGACTCTCGCTAATCCTAGTGTGTCCACTCTCTGTTTTATAGTCAGATTTTGGAGATCCATTAGCAGCCATAACGCAAGAATTTATTCCAGCTAATTTTCCATCTATAAATAGTCCTCCGCCACTATCCCCGCTGGCTATCAAAAACTCTAGACTAGTACGATTATTAGATATTGATGGACTGCAAATTAAAAGATGTCTATCAATATAATCAACTATATTAGATCCTGCTCTTCTTCTATTATCAGACTTAACTGCACCAGTATTAAAAGTTCCAGTAAAACCAAACCCAGCCATACAACACAATTTACCTACCTCATCTTTTTTAGAATATAGTTCTGGATAAAAATTTAATTCTATTCTCTCTTCTGAATAACCAATAGCAATATCATAGTACCCAACTTTGTTCTGACTATACTCTTTTTGATACATTATTTTTGTTATTGGGAATTCTTTATCTCCTACTTTTATTTTACAAGTTTTAATATTATCCACAACATGTGCTGCTGTTAGTATAAAGTTTGGTTTTATAACAACACCAGAAGCCATATATTCTAGATTCTCGCTATTAACTCCTAAAATTTGACCTATATAGATGAAATCTTGAGCATATTCCAGATATTTGTTGTCATCTGTTCTTGGGTCTATAGTTCCAGCCCAAACAACGCTTGATAGAACAGATATAAGAATAATCACTATTAGTTTCATAGTGTATTCCTTTATAGAAATAAAATTAGTATAACCTAATATTATACACTAATTTATAATTTTTCGGTTTCTATTGGGTATAGTATACCATATCCCTGATATTTTTTATTATGATACTTTGTGTTTTGTAGCGGTTTTGCGAATTTACTGAAATCCTCAACGTATTCTGAATAATTTTTAGTTATGTTCTGTTTCTTTAAAAAAGACATATAAAGAGCAGCACAACCAACAGCAAATGGGTTAGCCATACTGGTTCCACTCATAGTAGCATAACCATTGCCGGGTATACACCCTAATATATTAGCGCCAGGACATAAAAAATCTAATTCATTACCAGAACAAGTAAAATTAGTTCTATTCAAATCACTATCAACAGCCCCAACAGATACAGTATTATCACAAGCAGCAGGAAAACAAATAGGGCTATTTTCACCAGAATTACCAGCAGCACAGAAAAATAACTTCCCTCTTTCTGCACCATAATTAATAGCATTTTGAATTTCTTTGGATCTGACTGGTGATCCTAGACTCATGGTGATGATGTCTGCAACGCTATCAGAGGCCCAAATTATAGCTTCTACGAGGTTTTTTAAATTACCACTGCCCGAACCATCAAGGGCTTTAACAGGCATAATCTTGGCCTTTGGGGCAACGCCAACCATACCATAACCATTATTAGAAGCTGCTATTGTACTAGCAACATGAGTGCCGTGAGAATTATCATCCATAGGTGGTTTATTCTTATCAACAAAATTTTTACCATCTATTAGATTATCTTTTAAATCATCATGGTTTAGGTCGCATCCACTATCTATAACAGCAACAACAATATCCTCTCCCTGAGAATATCTCCATCTTTTTATTATATCAAATTTTTCTATTTCCCAACCAATCATTTGTGGACTAGATGTGCTAAGTCCATATAGATCTTGTCTTGTATATGGGAATAATGATATTAGATCTTTTTTTCTTCTGATCATTATAGCACTTTAGCAGCTATCAAACATCCCTTAGCAACAGCATGAAGGGGATCGTTTGCGTGTCTGACTTCTTTAATATTTAATGGAAAATTATTGTCTTTTAACTTTTGAGTAAAATGACTGATATATCCTTGTGCTTGTGATGTGCCACCAGCAACCACTATGCTTAGTGGGTTTTTAAATTTTGGTAAAGACTTGTGATCAGTTAAGGCAGCAGCTAGTTGCTTGGTTGTATAGTCAATTAGTCTTTCATAATAAGATGACACAGCAGACAGTATCGGACTATCATTAGGTTCGCCTATAACAAATCCACCACCTTCTTTCTCAGCTTGTACAACACTATCTGGTTGTCCAGTAGCTACTGCACTCATTCTATCAACCCAGTCTCCACTCTTTGTTGTGCTGAATACAATTACCGGTTCACCATTAAGCATAACACAAACATTAGTCATACCAGCACCACAACTAATAGCTATACCAGTATAGTCTTCAGTATCAAGTTCAGCATAGCATAAAGCCTCGGCTTCATTTATTGCTTTAGCATCATAGCCACACTCACTTAGTATGGTTTTGACAACATCCTCATGATATCCAACATCAAAATCTTCATCCTCTTGATCTACTGGTTGTGCAGGAACACAGAATACCAATTTTTCACTTGGCTCCGAAGCTGTGCCGACTACTTCCTTTAAGATAAAAGCTAAAATTCTTTTTGCGTCTTTTTCTTTAGCGGATACCACGCCTTTAAACATTGGTCTTTTAGCGGTATCATTTCTTTCAATAGCTTTTTCAATAGCATCTTTACCCAAAAGAATAAAAGAGCCATCAGAATCCTTAATAAAAACTTTGCCCTGCAATCCTTTTTCTATCATTTTGGTAGCTACTGGCGTGGTTGGCTTAATAATATAGAAAGCATCTCTAAAGTCTTTATAGGTTAGTGTTTCATTATTTTCTTTTGATAAAACTATAAAACTTGTTCCTACGTCTAAGCCTACCATATGATTAACCTTTCATATTTTTTAATTTATTAACAGAATTTTGAATATTATCTGAAGATTGTTTCACTTCACCCAGACTATCGTATTTTTTTTCTAATCCTTTTGTACTAATATCAACCACATATTTAGTTTCATCAATATCTATTGCTGGTTTTCTTTTAGTTGTATTATTAGTCTTAAAAAAAGAATCCGGTTTTTCTGAACTATTACTAAATACACCAAGCATTGGCCCAATTTTACCCAGAATAAAGCCAATAATAAAAGAAAATATATTTAATAATAGCAATATAATAATTAAAACTGATTCATTACTCATTAAACCACCGTGCAAATTTTTGGTAATTATTATATCCTACTTGTCTTTTGATTTCGATCCGGTCTTTCATTATAAAATAATCGGGAATTGTTCTAACCATATATTCTTTTGCTACGTCTGGATGTTTGTCAATATCAATATACGCCACAATCATTCCTTTGCCAACATTATTAGTAAGTATATCGTTCTTCATAATATGGCAATACTTACACCAGTCAGCAGTAAAGATCGCCAGTATTGGCTTATTAGATTCTTCGCTCATAGCAATAGCATCTAATAAATCATAAACTATTAGTGGATTATCTTGAGCATAACTTATAGGATTTGCCATAATAAAACAAAACACTAGAAATAATATTCTCATTCTTTCATATCTCCTATGACCCTACCCTTCTGGGTTCTTTGCACAAAACCTTTTCGGATTAGATACGGCTCAATACTATTCTCGATGGTTTCAATAGCTATACCAGTAAGAGATGAAATACTTTTTAAACCTAAAGCATTACCTTTAGCCTTTTTCAAAACCTCTAAGTATGTTCTATCATAAACATCAAGACCCATACTATCAATACCCTGACTATTAAAAACTTCATCTACTTCTACTACTTTATCTTTATAGAAAGACTTATAGTTTTTATACCATTGTAGTCTGGCGTTCAAGATTCTTGGCGTTCCTTTACTTCTTTTAGCTATTTCTAAAAGATCACTATCCGAAAGCATTAGTCCAAGCTTTTTGGCGTTCAATCCGGCTAGTTTAGCTAGATCATCGTGGGTATAAAAAGATAAATGTTCTTTAATTGTAAACCTATCATAGAATGGTTGGCTTAGACTACCACCACTAGTAGTAGCACCAATAATAGTAAACACAGGAAGATCAATAGTCTCTGGCTTATCTTCCACTGTTATGTTTAGCACAAAATCTTCCATAACAGGATAAAGAAATTCTTCTACAATTTTAGTAAGTCTATGAATTTCATCAATAAACAATACGGATCTGGGTGCAATACCCATAAGATATGGTAGAATGTTCTTAATGCTTCTGATATTCGCAGCGTTGATGGTGTGTAAGTTGACGTTCAGTTCGGTGGCTATGGCACTGGCTATGGTCGTTTTACCAAGGCCGGGAGGGCCGTCTATTAAAATATGAGGCATCGTGCCGCTAGAGTTTAAACAGCCATGCGTCACGATCTTTAGGCGATTGATGACTTCTGATTGACCAATTATATCAGTAAATTTTGATGGTCTAATAATATTTGACATACTAACTCCTCAATGATGATAAAACTTGTTTAACCAATAATGCAAAATCTTCAGTTGGATTTTTAGAATAAGAGTCCTGTATTAAGCTGTTCGCTTCGCTCTTAGTGAAACCATATCCTATTAAAAGCTTAATAGATTTGTCTAGTAGTTCTGTTGGGATTGTTTGTACTGTTAATTCTTTAGGTGCTGTAACCTGTTGGGCTTGTGGTTTTTCATAGAGCAATAAAAACTTTATTACTCTTTTTACTTTGAAAGTGTGTCCACAATCACAAACAATTTTGAAGTTTTTTGTACCAGCTTCTTTATATGATAACCAATGATGCTGATAACATTTTTTACAAGGATATTTTAAATGTATATCAAACTCAATCGGTTTCTGGCGATTCTTTGTTTTCATTTTTATCTACCACCCAAAAAATAAAGTCATTAGATTTTTCATCAAACGCACTTTCCAAGTATCCGTCGTTCACTAATTTATTAAGAATATTACTAACCATTCTATCGTTAAAAGACTCTAGCATTTCTTGCAAGATAGTATCTGTAATGTAATGTTTGACTCTTTTAGTTTTATTATTGATCTTTGTTTTGATATGCTGTTTAGCTATAATATCACATTCTTCTCTAGAGATTACTCTATCCATCTCTAGTTTTTCATCATTAGAAAGAGAGCATATTACCATAGACAAGTCATCTGTTTGCTCTTGATTGGTTTCTCCAAAATATTTAAAAACAAGACTTCTAGCGTATTCAATGAATTCGTTTAAATCCTTGATAACATACCATCTATTTTTCATTAGATTATCCTCAGTTTAAAATATCAAACATACTCTTATAATATAGAGGCTGTTGAATAAAATGAACAGCATTATGTTTTAGATGGTTTTTATATTCGGCATCCAACTCGTCATGTATAAAATACTTATTCTTCCAGACAGCTTCTTGATATTTATTATTACCAACATAAAATGAAGACCAATCTATATTCTTAATTGGAAAACCACTTATATTATTAAGATCACCATAAACATCTTTTATCCAATTAGACAAAGCATAATTGTTTACATCAAATGTAAAATAAAACTTAGTCCAGTTCGGTTGATCATCAGAGTAGTTATGAGTATCATCATAATCATCTTCGTAGTAGTCATCTTCATTATACGATTCGTGCATGGTTTATCCTTATATAAAATGTGGGAGGGAATCGAACCCTCTCAATTAGCGTATGCTTTATAGCTAGAGGCTAATATCTTTAGTCGCCAGACTCCACTTTCTGTTGATTATCAATACTGATCGTTATAATCTTCATCCTCATCAAGATCATCTTCTTCGTAATCATCGTCCAAATCTTCTTCATCGTTCCATGCCCAGCTATACTCACGATCATAATCGTCCTCGTCCTCAGTCTCATAATCATCAAAATTAGATGAATAAAGAGGCTTGAGCAATTCACCCTGATACTCTCCGACTACTTCATATCGGCAGGTACGAAGCTTCTCATAATTACAATCACTAGGAACACTAACAACGTCCTTTGGATTAATCTTAACAATAACAATCTTATCACCAGATTCTAGGCTACCATAACCAGCAACATAGTTCAATGCACCAGCATGAAGCCCATCAGAACAACCCCTAGCACGATTATCATCAACTTTTGCTCGTTGCATCGTAACTACCTGACCAACACTATTGTCAAATACTCCACGATACTTATCCTTGTAATCACTGCGAACAGCCTTATAAGCTAGGAAATGACCGTCCTCAGTAATAGGCAGATGCTCATGCTCAAGGAAATCATAAAGTTCCTTTTGACTCTGCATACTAGGATTTTCCATAAGATTATTCAGAAAATTCACAAGAGGCTGAAAGGGCAATCCCTTGCTCATAAATTCCAGAATTCTCTTGCTGATACTACCATGAACAGGTTCACCCTCATAAGTAACCTGACCATTCTTAATCTCAACAAGACCATCGCTAAAAGTTGCAACAGCCTTTTCAACATCCACAATATCTAGCAGTTCTGTCTCTGTTGCTGTGGGCAGAACCTCCAGAATCATCTTGTAATTAATATGATCGGGCAACACTTGATAACTCTTGTTGTTTAGCACCAAGGTAAGATTACCGTCAACAAACATAAATGGAACAGCCATAATCCAAACTCCTAATTTTTTAAGGTTTAACACTCACGATACTGCTATTTTACACTAATCGTCAAGTCTGTCAAGGGGTCTTGAGAAATTCCAGACTACTTGATAAGACTACTCAACTGAATTTTAAACAGGTCAATATTCTCCTCGCTCATTTGAACCATCCAGATCTTACCATTATTATTATAATAAGACTGACGATCATCAAGTTGCATAATAGGATTCTTCTTATTTAGATCAACCAAATCACCAGAAACCTGATTAGTTCCCATAATAAACTTGATCATAGGATTCTGATCAATATGCTTTTTAAGGGTTTCTCTAAGTTCCTTTATTGTCCACGTTTTCAGATTACCAGTAGAATCCCCACGAATAATCTTGAGATACTTGGTAGCTTCATCAGCATTAGTCCCAACATATAGACAACCACTAATTAGATTAACTAAAGTATTATATGCAATATTTGCAGATCGAATATCTTTAGGATCAACAGTATCCATGCCAAAGTCTTTCATAATATCTGAGATATGATCAAAATAATCTGCTTGATTAAACTTTGCAATTCTAAAAGAATGATCATTCATAGTTCTAGCAAAAAATTCTGTAATCATAGTCTTATTCAAAATATCCACCATATCCTTATTTTTAATAAACTTGGCATAGTCTAGCCCAAAGATATTAAGTATATGGAATAGAAATTGCTTTTCCGTTGAACCAAAATTATAGTATCTGTATGTTGCCTGTTCTTCTTGGTTAGAAAAATCTTTCTTGCAAGATTCTACAAGACCATTAAAAGAGGACAGTTTTGTAAAGTGCTTATCTGCCACAACTCTTAGCTGACGCTTGAAGAAATCATTAAAGCTAATCATATTATAACCATCATTCTGAAGCTTTTTGATAAAAGCACTCTTGATAGCATAAATCTTATTATTACCAATCAAATCCTTGACTATAGTATTTAATCCAGCATCACTAAAGGTGCGAGAAATACTACCAATTTCTGGACAACCACTATCTGCTTCTGTTTTATAACGTAGCATAGGAACATAGACGATCTCATCTTCTTCTAGAAAATCTTCCAACTGATCTTCTGTAAGCATTTTAAGAAACGTAGCATCGTTGTAAGGGTTCGTAATACCCTTGCTATCCTTATCGTGTCCATAGATGAAAAATACATCTTGATCGCTAACACTACCTCGACTATTTGTAGTGCTGGTTTTACGCGGACCAGTATGTTGGGTAAGATGTTTGTAATCTGAAACCTTGAGAATATTTTCAGAACCAATATCTTCAATCAGTTTATCAAAACCTTCACTACTCTTAGTATGATCTTTAGTATCAATCATCATATAAGCGAAGCAGTCGTTTTGATTAAAATATTTGGTAAGAATCTTCTTTGCGGTTTCCTCACCCTTAACATCACACACAAAGAAAGCCATTTTACCAGACTTCTTATTATTATTCCAGTAATTATAGCCTTTACCTGTTAATGTCTCATGGTGAATCTTGTCTGTAAGAGCAACCATTCGGCGTGACCTAAAGCCAGAGGTCTTATAATTAAAAACGTACAGACTCTTGCCAGCCGGAATTTTATATTCCAGATCATTTCCAGAATTAATAGAATGATCTTTGCCCTTAGAATCTGTCCATGATGCACCAACGCCCCAACCGCCAGCAAGTTCATTCATGGTATAATATAGAGTGATAGCTTCTACCTTGGTCTTTGCAGCTTGAATCTTCTTAGAAAATTCTTCCTTCATCTCAAGATAAATCTCTTGAGTCTTTTTACGCAGTGCTTTAATAACATCTTTAGTATACTGCAATCCTTCTCTGGAAACGTCCATTTCCAGTTCGCCAATACCAAAGTCGAGTTCAAGATAAAGACCAGAGTTGATAATTTCGCTAACAAAGCTTTTCCAGCTATCAATATCTGCCTTTTGGAAAGCTCTATTCCACTTCTGAATATGGTCCGGCATTTCCTCTTTGTCCTGACCAATAATCTGTGCTGTTTGCACAGGGTATGCAATATTCCCCATGATAGCGATCACGCCACTATCAATACGATGATAACTATTGGGATAGTATTGGGTATCATTATTAAGTCGGCAAACTCTCCACCCGTCACCACTAATAACAATATTGGTATTACTATATTTGTGGTCTTGAAGATTCTTATGAAGGCCACCTTCAATAATAGGCTTCATTCTAAAGTAGTGAAAAATTCTCTTAGACTTATCACTAAACTCTTGGAAATCGTGCTGCTTTACAGCAAAGCTAATTTCTAGACCATTAGGCTCTGACGTAT